GGTGACACCGCAACCGAGGTGAAGGACCCCACCGAATAGAGGGGTCACCTGCCGCGTGGTGACAACGCCACCCCGAAAGGGCCTTGACCAGGCACAACGGTGTTGGATGATGGACTGCCTGCACGGTAGTCAGAGCCCGCAGACGTGCACTAACGCCAGGTGATCATGACCCGGTCGGCCTCCGGCTCACGCCACCGATCCGCGCGCCTGACCACCACCCGCTCCACCAACGCCCGCAGCGCCAGGTTCCGCTCCGAGACCAGCATGTCCGGCCACATCTCCACCAGCGCCTCCGCCGCCGAGGCCGCCTCCTCCGGGGTGGGCCGCGACTCGACATCACCGAGCTCGCCCAGCCGGGCCCGCAACGCCTCCGCCTCCGAGCGCAGCTGCGCGGTCGCCGGGCGGAACTCGTCGTCGGTCAGGTCGCCCAGGGCCCAGGACCGGGCCAGCTTGGCGACAGCCTCCTGGACGTGGGACAGGCGGCGGCGCAGCGCCCGGCCGTCGGCCATCGCGTTGGTGCGGCGCAGCAGCTGCTCGGAGCGGGCCACGTCGTCGGTACGCAACTGCCGGACGTACTCGGCGACCTGGCGCAGCACCTCGTCCTGGATCCGGTCCATCATCGGGAACCCGATACCCGGGCAGTGCTCGCCGACGATGCCCCGCGACGGGCCCTTGCCGCACTTGAGCCGCTGCTCGAGCACACCCTTGCGCAGGCGTGGGTTGCGCTGCAGGCGGGCACCGCAGGGGCAGAAGGCGATACCGACCAGCGCCCAGGTCACCTGCAGCGCCCGGGGCGGGGTGGTCCGGTCGGCGGCCAGACGCAACTGCACGATCTCCCAGGTGGCCTGGTCGACCAGCGCGGGGTGCGCGTCACGGACGACGACCTGCCCGTCGGCGACCACATGGCCGAGGTAGACGGGCCGGCGGAACGCCTTCTTGACGATGCTGGCCTGCATCTTCCCGCCCCGCACCGCGGCGAGCTCGCGGCAGATCTGCGAAATGGGCAGCCCGGCGGCGTAGTCGGCCCACATCTTTGCCACGGCCGGGCCCAGGATCGGGTCGGGGCGCAGCTTGCCGTCCACGCGGGTGTAGCCGATCGGGTTGCCGTGGTGCACGCCCTTCTCGGCGCGCCGGGCGATCGCCGCCGACCAGGACCGGCCGATCTCATCCGAGCGGTACTCGGCGATGGCCAGCATGTTGGTCAGCATCAGCCGGCCTGCGGGATCGGAGGTGTCGACGTGCTCGCTGGCGCTGAGGATGACCACCCCGCGGTCGGCGAGGTCGGCGAGGAACTCCAGGGACTCGCGCACGTTGCGGCCGAGACGGCTGACGTCATAGACGGCCAGGGCGTCCACCTCACCGCGCTCGGCCATACGGCGGATCCGGATGATGCCCTCACGGTCGAAGTTGCGACCGCCGCGGTCGAGGTCCTGGACGACGGCGATCTCGCGCATCTTCTCGGTCAGCCGGCGCATCGCACCGATCTGCACGTCCGGGCTGTGGAAGTTCTCGCGTCCCCCGCGGCCCATCAGCGCGCTGACCCGCACGTAGAGCACCACCCGCAGCGGCCGTTGCGGCACCGCGGCCAGCCGTGCACGACTACCGGCCATCAGGGTTTACGTATGGGCGTCACGTTGCCGGTGTTCACCCGTCCGACGTACTGCAAATCGGTGGTTTCCACGCCCCGTTCGTTCAGCGCGTGGCGCCGTTCGGCGGCAATGACCGCGTCTACGGCCCTCCTGTCACCGTATTGCTCCATGGTGACGACCATGGCCCGATGCAGGGCCCGGGTCTCCGCGGTGACGATGTCGTGGACCTCTTCGCGGGCTCCCCGCAAGGCACGTACGGCGACCGTCGTGCAGTAGATCGGCATGACCGAGAACCCCGCACCGGCAGCGGTCACGACCAGATATGCCCTGGCCAACGGCAGTTCGTAGTGGTGGGCGCAGATGGCTGCGATGGCACAGAGGGCGGACGTGATGGCGGCCCCGATGCCGACGATACGTAGCTTGTGCATGTCCTCCCCTTCGGACGATGATCCCCCCAGGTGACACCCTCCAAGATCACTACGCGTAGCGCGGTCCGGACTATCCGTAGATGGAAGGCAATGCACCATCGTGGATCACCGTCCGGATGCGATCAACCCTTCGGGGTAACCGAATATTCACGCTGAACGGCGACGGCGCATGGTCCTTCGATAAGGGTCGATCAACCGGTCGACCGTATGGCGCAGAAACGCGCGGTCCTCATCGCTCAGTGCGGAGCCCGGCGCGAGCATCGCCGACAGCTCCCCGGACAGCGGGTCGACCTCCGGGCGGAGCTCGGACAGCGCGTCGGTGATGTCCTCGGAGGGCGCCCCGTACCCGGCGATGGTCAGCAGCTGGGTGTAGTCCACGCCGAGGGTATTGGCGAGCAGGCGCAGCTTCTCCGAGTTCGGCCGGCCGGGGGAGAAGATCCACCGCGAGATGGTGGCCTGACCCACGCCGGTACGCCGGGCCAGCTCGGCCTGGCTCAGAGGCGGGTCGTGCTCCGCCATCTTGGCCATGACGAAGTATCCGAACTCCGTTGGCTCGTCCGACCCTTTCCGCATGTGGAAGGAGTCTAGGCGTAGGTCGTCCCCGGCGGGTCGCGGACGGGGGATCACCACCGCCGTCCCTCGGTGACGGGCGTATCCACTCATGGTCATGTCTTCCATGAACGGAAGGCTAACTAGTCCGATCCGTCCCCGGAAACCACCCCTTCAGATGACGCATGTTCTGTTGCTATCCACGGACGGATAGGTCTAGCGTTCCTCCCATGAACGGAACAGCGACGCCGAGCCCCCCGGCCGCGCCGAAGCGCGTCGTCAGGTTTCTGACCAGCGAGTTCGACGCCTACACCGAGCCGCGCGGCTACGACAGCAACGTCAAGAAGGCCCGCCTCATCGGCTGCGGCATCGCCACCATGAGCCGCGTCCGCGCCGGCAAGCAGAACCCCGGACCCCACTTCATCGCCGCCGTCTACCAGGCCGTCGGCCCGGAGACCGCCCTCAGGTTCTTCGACTTCCAGGGGAGCGACCTCTGATGCCCGCCCAGGTCACACCGCTGGACCCCGACAGCGACAAGGGCCGCGAGGTCACCGAGCGACTCAGCGCCACCCTCGCCCGGATCCGCGTCGCCATCGCCGCCCGCAAGGCCGCGACCACGTGCTCCCAGTCGGACCCGGCTGACCCGCAGAGGACAGCAGCATGACCGACATCGTTCGCATCCCTTTCAACGGCGGCGAGGTCCTCGCGACCGACGTCGACGGCAAACCCCAGATCTTCCTGCGGCCAGCCGTCGAGCCTCTGGGGATCAACTACTCCAACCAGCTGCGCAAGCTCAAAGGCAGGTCCTGGGGCCGCGTAGTCACGGTGACTACGCAGGTCCCCGGCGACATCCAGGCCCGCGAGCACGCCACCGTTGACGTCCGGACCTTCCTGATGCTCCTCGCCACCATCGACGAGAAGCGCGTCTCCGACGAGGCGCGTCCGATCCTCATCGCCTACCAGTCCGAGGTCGCGGACGCCATCGAGGCGTACTGGACCAAAGGCGGCGCGATCAACTCCCGCGCCACCGAGGACCAGCTGGCCGACCTCATCAACCGGGCCGAGGGGCAGGCCCGCGTGCTCCAGTCGCTGCGCGGCCTGGTCGACGGCGCCTGGCTCGAGGCCAAGGCCCGGCACGTCGCGGCCCGCGCCCTGGGCGAAGAGCCCGAGATCGACCCGGCGTCCCGTCCGCTGACCGTCGGCGAATACCTGCAGGACAAGGGGATCAAGGGCTCCGAACTGCGGTCGGTGTCGACCAAGCTCGGCGTCCGCGTCAAGGGCCTGTACGTCGGCGCCCACGGCCGCGACCCGCAGAAGGTGGACCGGTTCGTCGACGGCGCCCTGCGCTCGGTCTACGGCTACACCGAGGCCGACCGCCCCCTGTTCGACCAGGCCTGGCAGGCGTTGCGCGCCCCGGTCACCTAGAACTCCGCCCGGGTCGGCCGTGCCCGTTCCGGCCCGTCCCTACCGCGCCGGCGAGACGCCGTCCGGCCCGGGCGGCGCAAACCCCCGCACCACACAGCAATGCCCTCAGCACCAGCCACGAAGCAGCGCTGAGGGCACCAACCGAAGGGCAGTATCCCATGACCGATCAGCCCACCACACCCACCGAGTCCGCCGAGCAGCGCCGCGCCGACGTCGTCGCCGGCATCCGCGCCCTCGCCGACTTCCTCGAAAGCAACCCGGACCTGCCGGTCCCGAACAGCATCCACGCCCAGCACTCCATCTACGGCGACCTGGACGACGCGGGACGCGACCTCATCCGATCGGTCGGCGAGAAGCTCGAACTGACCGAAGGGGAGCTGGGCGCGACCTCCTACATGCGCTTCGACCCGAACTCCGCCTCTGCGCGCTACCAGCTGACCCACGGATACGACGCCGACCTCGGCTCCTATCACGTCACCTACGTGGTGCACGGCGCCGTCCGTGAGGCCGGTGATGACGCGTGAACCCCGTCGTGTCCACCACGGACACCACCCGCGACCGCGCCGCACGGCTGCTCGCAGCCCTCGGCGACACCCCCGCCGCGATCGCCCGGACCCTGGTCGACGCCGGGATCCGCGGGGACCGCTGCAACGAGGGCACCTGCCCCATCGCCACCTACCTGATGCGCTCCGACCTGGGCCTGCACTCCGTCGCGGTCAGCGGCAACATCGCCACCCTGCGGTTCGGCCACGGCGGCGCCTACACCTGCCTGGTCCGCACGCCGGACGCGGTCGAGGAGTTCATCGAGCGGTTCGACGAGGGCGGCTTCTCCGAGCTGCTCATCGGGTCCACCGCGAAGTCGGGCGGCACCCGATGAGCCGTCAACCTGCAGACGAGAACCCCCTCGAGCTCGCCGAGGCGGCGAAGGCCAAAGCGATCGCAGACGCCAAGACGCGAGGGGACAAGGACTGGTTCCGCGCTGGGATGAAAGCCGAGGACCAGGCGCTGGACGCATGGTTCAGGAGGCAGCGATGAGCCCCGAGCAGATGACCGCACTCACCAACACCGTCCTCGCCAACTTCGAGCGGCAGCTGCGCACCGCCGACGACCTGCAGTTCGAGCACCTCGCCGCCCGCGCCGAAGGCAACTACGCCACCGACCTCGGCGCCCGGGAACGGGAACTCGTCGACTACGAGCGGGCCCGCCGCACGGTCACGGCCGGGATCGGCGGTGCGCGGTGAGCAGCACGAAGGGCATCACCGCCCGCATCGCGCACTTCTGCTCCTTCTGTCAGATGCACTCCAGCGAGGACGCTGTGCCGGTCATCCAGCCCGGCCACCGCTACCTGCGGCACGTCGGTTTCCCAGGGGACGACGGCGTCGGCGGCGAACGCCCATGGGTGCTCCGCCAGTGCATCACCTGCGCCAGCGAGAAGGACGACTTCACGCCTGTCCAGTTCGGCGCCTGCGGATCCTTCTGCCACGGCACGACGCCGTGCTCCCTGCCGTTCGTGCCGGGAGCAATGAACCACGAGTGCTCGTGCCGGGTCTGCTGTGTCCTGGTTGAGGACGGTGCGTCGTGACCCAGCCCATCAGCCTCCACACCGCCGTCCGCCACAAAACCCGCAGCCAAACCGCCGTCGCTGAACTCCTCGCCGCCGGCGGGCCCCGCTACCAGGCCGCCGTCGAACTCCAACAGGCCGGCGACCGGTACCGCGAGGCCACCGCCGCCGGCCGGGCCACCGACAACGACCGGTACCGGCTCGCGGCCGCCGAAGCCGTCTGGACCGCGCTGGCCATCGGCCAGTGGCAGGTGACCGCATGAGGCCCCTTGCCGTCGACCTCTACTGCTGCCAGGGCGGCGCATCCCGCGGCTTCGACCTGGCCGGATTCGACCTGCTCGGCGTCGACAAGGACCCGCAGCCGCTTTACCCGTACGAGTTTGTCCAGGCCGACGCACTGGTGTTCCTCTCCGACCTGATCGGCGCCGGGATGACCTGGCGTGGCCGGCCGGTCCGCCTGGTTGCAGGCTCACCGCCGTGCCAGCGGCGCACCAAGGCGCAGAAGATCCGCGGCCGCGAGCACCCGAAGCTGATCGCCCCCACCCGCGAGCTGATGATCGCGTCCGGCGTCGCCTACGTCATCGAGAACGTCCCCGCCGAGGGCATCGACGACGACCCGCTCATTGACCCCGTGAAGCTGTGCGGGGCCATGTTCGGCCTGCACACCTACCGGCACCGCCTCTTCGAATCCAGCATGCCACTCACCGTGCCGCTGCACCCGCGGCACCTGCACCCGACGGTGAAGATGGGCCGCCCCGTCCGCGACGGCGACTGGTACCACGCCGTCGGCAACTTCAACGGCGGCGAAGGCTACGTCAAGCGCGACATGGGCGTGACCTGGATGAACCGCGACGGGGCCCGCGAATCCATCCCGCCGGTCTACACCCAGTTCATCGGCGCCCAGCTCCTCCGTCACCTGGCAGCGAGCGAGGTGACGGCATGACCGTCGTCATCTTCGGCGTCGCGGCCATGCTCATCATCACCCTCGGGGTCGCCGTCCTGATCCTGGTCCTCGCCCGCGGCGACCTCATCTGGCAGCGCGACGAAGCCCGCAAGGAACGCGACGTGGCCACGTGCAAGTTGCACGACGCCCGGGCGGCCCGGGCCCAGGCCGACCACGACCTGAGCCAGATCGCCCAGCAGCGCGACACCGCCATCCACGCCGTCAACGAACTCCTCAGCGGCCAGGACGACACTGTCCGGCTGCCCCGCTGGACCGAGTTCCTGCCGGCTCAGCCCGGGCTGCCCGCGGACACCGTCGCCGAAGTCCTCGAAGCCCTCGAACGGCACGCCAACGGGGAGGGCCGATGACCGCCCCCGAGCTGATCCCCGGCGCCATCTACCGGGTCGGCGCCGCCTGCGGCGTACCCCACGGCTTCCGGCCCATCCGGTTCCGGCTCGCCCACGTCGATGAGGTCGTCGGCGCAGGCAGCCACCTCGTCGGCTACGAGCTCGACGACCGCGACCACGCCGTCGACCACCGAACCATCTACGTCATCACCGCCGGGCTGCGCCTCGAAAGCATGCCCGCCGCTGCCGCCCTGCCCCGCCGCCGGCCGACCAACGCCGGACCGGCCCGGATCCCGCAGCCCCGCAAATCCCCCGAACCCACCACCCGCAACGGGAGGACCCGATGAGCACCACCAAGAGGACCGCCGACGCGGTCGACGCCTTCAACCGCGACAACATGATCGGCGCCCACGTTCAGTACTGGACCGGCGTCCGCGAGGGTCGCGGAAAGTTCAGCACGACCCGATCCGCGGCCGCGCTACTCAGCGGGCACACGCCTGTCGTCTGGGTCACCGGCGAAGCGTCCTGCGTCGCTCTGACCCACGTCGAGCCGGTCCCGCACCAGCCGGACGGCATCGCCGAGCTGGACGACCGCACCATCCCGGACGCCACGCGCGCCGCAGAGCGGATCCGTGCGTACGTCACCGAGTTCGGCGACGGTCTCTACGACGTCACCGGCGGGGCACCGCTGTACGGCCGGGACCTGGAAGCGGTCAGCCGCGCCGTCATCCGCAGTGACGGCTGGCTGATCTGGTCTCGGTTCCACGACGCCTGGTGGAAGCCGGACGAGCGCGGCTATACGACCGACATGATGTGCGCCGGCCGCTACCACCGCGACGACGCTGATCGAATCGCCCGGGTCCGCAAGATGAACGACGGCTCACCCGGCGAGGTGGTCGTCAAGGCACCGGAGCTCGAGCTCATCGGTGAGCCGAACCTCATGGAACGGATGCGGGGGCGTATCTCCGCCGCCACCAGGGCCGCCAACAAGGCGCGCCGCGCCGCCGAGGCGGTGGCCCGATGAGCACTCGACCCCTGCGGCTAAGCGGCCACCGCCTCGCCGGCCCCACCGGCGGCGGACTCGAACTCGCCGACGCACCCGCCTTCGCCGACGACCCCCGCCGCGCCTGCAACCCCGGCAACTCCTGGCTGTTCGTCAGCGAGAACCGCGGCGAGCAGAACCGCGCCAAGCAGATCTGCGGTTTCTGCCCCGTACGGCGGGCCTGCGGCACCTGGGCCGTCGCCCACGAGAGCGGCGGGGTGTGGGCCGGCTACGTCATCGGTGGCGCCGAGGACTACGAACGCGCCGTCGCCGAATACGGCCGGCCCGCCGCCAGAACCACCGAGCGGGTCAGGCCCGCCGCCGAGCGCAAGGCCGAGCAGCGGTCCGCACGCGACGCAGCCGCCGCGGCCGAGAAGGTGCGCATCGACACCGAGATCCGTGAGCTGTGGGCCAGGGAGCTGCCTGACGCGGTCATCGCGCTGCGCGTCGGCCTGCACCCCGGTGCCATCGTCCGCATCCGCAAACGGCTCGGCCTGCCCACCCTCTACGGGCCGGGCGGCCGCCGCGTCGACCACGAGCTGGTGGGCGCATGAACAAGATCCCGTCGATGCGTCCGGAACCGGACCGGGACCGCTACGGCCGATACGTCCTGCCCGACGCCAACGGCCGGAAGGTGTCCTGGACCCGGGCGACCACCGTGGTCGGCGCGCTCAAGGACCTCAACGGGCTGATCGGGTGGAAGCGGCGCAAGGTCGCCGAGGGACTGGCGCTGGCGCCCGCGCTGCTCGAGCGGATCCCGGAGCTAGCAGCGGCCATCGAGGCGGCGCCGGACTGGCGGGCCGCCCGCGAGGCCAAGGCCCTGCTCGACGCACTCTGCGACGAGGCGGCGCACGAGGCCGGGGCCGACGCTGGCAGTGAGGCCGGCACCGAGGCCCACACGCTCACCGAGTACGCCGACGCCGGCCGGCTCGACGAGGTGCGCCACCTGGCCACCGAGGCCGAGCTCGCCGACCTGGCCGCCTACACCACCACCATGGACGCCGCCGGGATCCTCCGGCCGGCCGCGTGGATCGAAAGGGTGGTCGTCAACTCGGTCACCGAGTCCGCCGGCACCTTCGACCGGATCGTCCGGCTGGCCGACGGCCGGCTGGTCGTCGCCGACGTGAAGAGCCAGCAGTCGGTGGACTTCGGCTGGCTGGAGATCTGCTGCCAGCTGGCCCAGTACGCCAACGCCGACGGCATCGTCGACCCCGACTCCGGCGTGCTCGAGCCGCTGCCGGCCGACCTCGACCGGTCCACCGGGCTGGTCATGCACGTCCCGGTCGGCGCCGCCCGCTGCGACCTCTACGAGATCGACCTGCGGGTGGGCTGGGAAGCCGCCCAGACCGCCGCCGAGGTGCGGCGGCTGCGGGCGCGCAGCAAGGCCCTGGGCTGGCCGCACGTGGCACGGCCCGCGGCGCCCACCACTCACGCCATCCAGCTCATCCGCTCCGCCGGCCACCCCGACGCCCTCACCGCGCTCTGGCGCGACCTGCACGGGCGCGGGCTGTGGACCCCGGAGCACACCGAAGCCGCTCGGGCCCGTAAGGCCGAGCTGATCAGCACCAACTGACATCCATCCGCTCCTCAGAAGGAGGCCCTCATGGGCTACATCGCGAAGGGCCGGAGGTCGCCCGAGGGTGGCTCTGGCGGCAACACCAACCACACCCCTCTGTCGGCCTGAACACCTGACACCCCCCCTGATTCAAGGAGAACGAGATGCCCATCGGCGTCAGCAGTGCCCCGTACGCCAAGTTCGTCAACCCGGGCGACCGGCACGGCGGCGAGATCGTCGACTTCCGGATCGTGCAGACCATCGACTACGACGACAAGCGCCCGCTGTACCTGGAGCAGGGTGACGACGGCAAGTGGAAGAAGTCCTACGCCCCGTTCGGCCCCGACGGCAAGCCCAATGACCCCATCACCCAGTGGGAGATCACCGTCGACACCGGGGTGGAGGACGAGAACGGCGACACCGAGCGCCGGATCTTCGTCGACCCGCGCAAGGGACGCCGCAACACCCTGCTCGAGGGCAAGCGCGGCGGCGACGCCGTCGCGATCGCGCTGAAGAAGGCCAAGGCCCACCGGGTCGGCCTGGAGATCGGCGGGACCTTCTTCCTGATCTCCGGGGAGCAAGTCCGCGACGGCAACGGCCCGAAGACCAACACCTGGACGGCCGAGTACACCCCGCCGGCCGGCGGCCCCGGGACCGGCAAGCCGGTCGACGAGATGCCGTGGCTGGTCGGTGGGCAGCGCTACGACAAGCAGGCCGAGCTCGGCAAGTGGGAGGCCGCGCGCAACGCCGGCACGGCCGTGGCTCAGGCGTTCGTCCCGCCGGCGGCCCCCGCGGCTCAGCCCATCCCCGGCCTGGCCAACCACGCCAGCTCGACGGTGCTCAACGGCCGGCCGGCGCCGGCGGATGACGATCCTCCGCCGTTCTAGTCCCTGCCAGCGGTTCTGGGTCCCACCGGTAACCGGGCGGGGCTGGGTCCTTCCCCGATCCAGCCCCGCCCACCTCGCACCTTCAGAAATAGCTGGACAAGGAGAAACGCCATGACGATCACCCGGGAAATGCGGACGGACGTCCGCCCCGGCAGTTCCGGCACGTTCTCGCTGCCACAGCTCGATGCCGTCTACACCATCGGCCGAGACCACGTCGCAGCTGCCGTCGAGCAGGTCGTCAACTCTCCCGAGCCGCTCTCGGTCGACATCGAGACCGACGGCCTCGGCGTGCTCGCCATGCGGATCAAGGCCGTGGCCATCGGCAACTCCCGGCACGCCGTGGTTCTCGACCCCCGCGACCCTTACCAGCGCGGCATCCTCGTGCAGGCTCTGTCCGACGCCCGGGTGATCGTGCTGCACAACGCCCCGTTCGACGTCCCGCTGCTGGTCCGCAACGGCTACATGCGCCACGCGGACATCAACAAGGTCGTCGACACCCTCATCTACTGCCGCCTGGCCGAGCCCGACGAGCGCACCAGCAAGGGCCTGCTCGCCGCCTCCGCCCGATACCTCGGCGGCACCGGCAAGGACATCCTCGCCACGGCGTTCAAGGCAGCCGGCGTGAAGAAGCAAAGCGACGGCTGGCTGGAGTTCGACCTCGACCGGCCGGTGTACGTCATGGGCGTGGCGATCGACGTCATCTCCACCGCCCGGCTACTCCCGCTGTGCCGGGCCGCGGCGTTGTCCCGGACCCAGGACGCACACACCGACAACGGCGGGCCGTTCGGATGGGCTGTCACCGGTACCGAGGCGGAACGACTGATCGAGCGCGAGCAGGTGCTCAACCGCATGTTCCTGCGGCGGGCATCCGCCGGCATCCGCGTCGACCTGGACTATCTGGACCGCTACCGGGACACCGTGGGGGAGGAGAACACCGGCTACCGGGACCTGCTCGCCGAGGTAGGGATAGCGGAGGGCAACAACAACTCGCTGATCACCTACCTGGAGGCCAACGAGCTGGTACCCGACGACTACCCCCGCACCCCGAAGACCGGCAAACCGTCGGGCCAGGCCGGCCACCTGGAAACGCTGCACCACCCGGTCGCCCAGGCGTTCAGCCAGCTCAAGAAGAACGAGAAGATCGACAAGGACTACCTCGCCAAGGTGGTCGACCTCTCGGACAACGACAACCGGATCCACCCGACCACCTCGCTGCTCGCCGCGGTCACCGGGCGCATGTCGGTCTCCGACCCTCCGCTGCAGCAGTTCCCCGGCGACAGGGTCGACGAGGACACCGGCGCCGTGCTCAAGATGGGCGCGCGGGGCACGCTCATGGCGGACGTCGGCGACTCGATGACCTCCATCGACTGGTCGCAGATCGAACCCGTCGTGGCCGCCAACATCGCCCGCGACCACGGCGTACTGGAGGGATACGAGGCCGGCACCTCCGACCTCTACACGACCATCGCCCAGAAGGCCGGCGTCGACCGCAAGAAGGCCAAGGTCATCCTGCTTGCGCAGATGTACGGCGAGGGCATGAAGGCGCTGGCCGGCAAGCTCGGCATCACCGAGGAGCAAGGGTGGGAGCTGCGGCGCGCGGTCTTCCGCCCCATGCCGAAGGTGGAGCGCCTGCTCAAGAGGTTGCGTGAGCTGGGCGGGCAGCACCGCATGATCTTCACCGTGTCCGGCCGGATCGTCCCGGTCCCGATGGGCGAGTACGACGGCCAGCGATCGGTGCAGAAGCACAAGGCCGTGAATTACTTCGTACAGGGCTCGGCGTACGACGTCCTCGCGGAAGCCCTCGTCCGCGTAGAGGAAGCGGGGCTCGGCGACGCGCTCTACATGGCCGTTCACGACGAGCTGGTCGTCTCCACCGCAGCGGCCCGGGACATCGAGAAGATCATGACCGCACCGCCCGAGCGGCTGATCAAGATGGCGGGCCGTACACCGATCCTGCGCTGTGACTCCCTGGATCTCGGCGATCGTTGGGCCAACGCGTGAAGGCGATCGACGTTGAGAAGGCTCGGCTGGTGGCGTCGCGGTGGACCGCTCGCCTTGTGCCAAGCGACGACAGCGATGGCGCCTGCCTGCTATGGACCGGCGCCAAGGGATCGCGAGGTCACGGCCGGGCGGCGTTCGACGGCAGCGTCTTCTACGTGCACCGGGTTCTCTGGGTGGCACAGGCCGGGTACGACCCCGCACCGCTGGAACTTGACCATCTTTGTCGCACGCCTGCTTGTGCTCGGTTCAAGCATCTCGAACCGGTAGACGGCATCGAGAACGTACGGCGCGGTACCGCCAAGTCGGCTGTAGCGCTGCGGACGAACTGCTGCGTGAACGGTCACAGCCTGCTCATCGAAGCCAACGTCTACACCTGGCGAGGCATTCGTCACTGCCGCGTCTGCCGTCGGGACAACAGCCGCAGACGCTACGAAAACAACCCCGATCTGGTCGCTGCCCGTATCCGCTACCACCGCGAATACCGCGCGGCACGAAAGGCCGGGTGATTGCGATCATCTCCAACGACTACTTCGGCGCCGTCTTCGGCGCGGTCGTCGCGGGCGAGGTCGACGTACCCGGCGCGATCACCAAGGCCGCGGTCGAGGCGGGCTTCGCGCTCACGCTGGTCGACCCGAACGAGCACAAGAAGGCGCTCTGCACGCTCACCGCGGCCGAGACCAAGGCGGTCGACCGGGTTGTCCGAGACGCGGCGCTGGCCGCCGGCGACCCCGGCTGGGACAAGCGGCGCCACAAGTGCGCAGCCCGTCACGCCTTCACCGACTTCTCGAAGGAGGGCGCGGCCAGGTCCCGCACCGTCACCGCCCGCCTCGTGAAGCGGCACGGCCGGATCAACTTCGGCGTCGTGCCGGGGGCCTCGCTGGTGCAGGGCAAGCACCGCCTGGTCGCCGTCGACTTCGACACCACGGCGGAGAGGGAAGCGTTCTACGCAGCCTGGTCAGCGGCCGCGGGTTACGACGTGGCCGGCGACAAGGGACCGACCGTGCTCTCGCCCGGCAAGGTCAACGACTCGGGCGAGTGGGTTCACAAGAACGGCGGGCACCACTGGTTCCTGCTCCCGGAGGGCGTCGACCTGTCCGGGCTGCCCATGCAGAAGCTGGCCGGCGAGGGCGGCTGGGTCGCCATGTTCGGCACCGGCTTCCACGTGCTCGTGCCGCCGTCGGTGCGGGCCGAGGGTCCGTACCGGCTCGTCGGGCAGCTGGAGATGATCCCGGACTGGCTGCTGGAGTTCATCACCGGCGAGGGCTCCCGGGTGGCGGCACACCGTGCGGAGAAGGCCGAGAAGGCGCGCACTGTCTTCGAGAACGACCCGATCGACCACTGGGCCGCGACGACCCCGTGGGCGGAGATCCTGGAGCGCGACGACTGGGGCAACCCCGGCCAACTCGACGCCTGCACCTGCCCGGAGTTCACCCGTCCCGGCGGTGACCACTCCAACGCGAAGTCGGCCACCGCCCATCAGCCCGGCTGCACCCAGGGCTACGACACCAGCCGCGGCCACGGTCCGCTGTACGTGTGGACCGACAACGCCCCGGATTGGCTTCAGGCGTACATCACCGCGCGAGGTACCCGGGCGATCACCAAGCTCCAGTACGTGGCCGAGCGGGACCACGGCGGTGATCAGGGCGACGCCATGCGGGCGCTCGGGCTGCGGCGGCTGGTCGACGACCCGCATGGCGACCTGTGGACGATGGCCGGTGGCGAGGAATCGGCCACTCCGGAGAAAGCCGCGCAGCACAGCCTGGCCCCGGACCTGGACGCAGCCGACCGAGCAGAGCGGGAGCGGCAGGCGCGCGCAGCCGATCGCGACCAGGCTGTCCACAATGCGGTGAGTTCTGCTGGTTTCGATGAGCCAGTTCTGTTCGACGACCAGGGCGCCGACGAGAAGTTCGCTGACTACCCGGTGGACCAGGTCGCCGAGGACACGCAGCCGGTGGCGCCCCCGAAGCTGCGGGAGGACTACCCCGAGGAGCTGCGTCAGATCGCCCTGGCGGCGGCTGCGTCCGGTCTACCGCCGGCACTCACCCACCGCATCCGTGAGGAGGCGGAGCGGGAGTGGGCGCGCGAGGAGTACCGCCGGCTGAAGGGCCGGGGGACCGTCGAGGAGACCCGCACCAAGCTGCGGCTGAGCATCGACCTGCTCTCCGACGTCGAGGAAGACGACGAGGAGGATCTCTGGCGCATCCAGGGCCTGTGGATGCAGGACCAGACGATCATGCTTTCCGCGAAGTGGAAGGCCGGCAAGACCACGATGGTCACCAACGTGGTCCGCTGCCTGGCCGATGGCGGCAAGTTCCTCGGCCAGTTCGACGTCGAGCCGGTGACCGAGGGCAAGATCCTCATCGTCAACGCGGAGATGACCCGTCGACAGTTCAACCGCTGGCTCTTCGACGCGGGCATCGAGAACCGGGACCGCGTGCTGGCCTTCCACGTGCGTGACGCAGGCCCGTCGTACGGCGACATCCTCGACCCCACGCGCCGCGACCTGCTCGTCGAGCTAATCGTCGAGAACGAGATCAAGGTACTCATCCTGGACCCTCTCAACCCGCTGCTGAGCAGCTCCGGGGTGGAGGAGAACAGCTCGACCGACGTGGCGAAGTGGTTCAACGCGCTGGCTGACATCAAGGAGCGCACCGGCGTCACCGAGGTCATGCTCGTGCACCACTTCGGCCACTCCGGCGAACGCGGGCGCGGCTCCAGCAAGTTCATGGACGCGCCGGACGCCTTGTGGACCTACACGATGGACGACCCGTCGGAGGACGACGAGCAGGACGAGGCCGACGAGATGCTCGGACCGGTCCGGAAGCCGGGCGCTCCGCGCTACCTCTCGGCGGTCGGTCGTGAGGTGGACCTGACCAAGAGCGTGGTCGAGTTCGACCCGGAAACCCGCAGGCTGACCATCCCGAACGTCGGCGGGATGCCGATGTCCGCGCGGGTGAGCAAGAAGGAGAAGGTCGCCCGACGGATCCAGGCGAACGCCGACAAGGTCGTGAAGCTGGTCAGCAACACCCCGGGTGTGGGCGCCAACGCGCTCCAGGAGGCGTTCGCCGGCAACACCAGCGAGTTCCAGAAGGCCAAGAAGCAGGCGATCGACGACCGCCGGATCGAGAACCGGGGGTCAGCACACAACCACATGTACTTCGTCGTCGAGACGGCTCTTGAACCTACTTAAACCGGACTCCTTGACTGCTCAATCAAAACCGGAAAAACCATACGGAACCAATTGTTACTCGCCAGTGCGGGTTGCAACCAAAACCAACCCCGTAGGGGTTTTGGTTGCAACTGGTTCCAGCGGAACCAAAACCACAAGATCAAGAAATCGCCCAAACGACGCTGCGGAGAAAGGAGATCGGCACCGTGACTACAGACCCCGAACGGCTGAGGGAACGACAGGAGGCGGAGCGCCCGCTCTCGGCCGAGGTTCTGGGGGCCGGCGGCGCCCTCCTGTGGCTCTCAGCTCGGCCCACGAACCCGGGTGACGCCCGCCAGAAGCTGGAGTCGCTCTTCCCACCGGCCGAGGAACAGGAGCAGTGGCTGCGCAAGACCTGCCGAGTCAGATCTCCGCAGAAGCTGATCCAGGACGGGCGGTGGAAGCTGCCACCGTCGGCGCTCAACAAGGTCGTCGCGGCCAGCCTCGATGAGTTCGGCGTGGTCGGCCTGTACCAGGACATCGCGGAGGAACTGCGCGAGTGTGACCCGCGGTGCATGAACGCCGAGGGCTTCGACTGCGTGTGCGGGTGCCTGGGGGAGAACCACGGAGGCGCGGCCGGCTGGTTCGCCGTGACCATGACCGGCCTGCTTCCCGGCGTGACGGAGCTGGGGCATCAGCGGATGTACCGGCGGCTCACCCCCGTCGTGATCACCGCGCCGACCCGCCCGTACACCGGTGAGCTGGACGGGGCGCAGTACACGACCAGCTTCAAGGAGCGACGGCTGGGCAACTGGCCTCGCGCTGCCGAGTTCGACTGCCTGTCCTGCCTGACCAACCGTGCAGAGGTCTGGGACCACTGCCACGTTCACGGCTTCGTCCGTGCCCCGTTGTGCGACCCGTGCAACACCTGGATGTGGACCGGACACGAGGTGTCGCCGCGATCGGCCAAGCCCGTCGACCTGGCGTACTACAAGCGCTGCCTGCTCAACCGCCGATGGGGCGCTCCGCAAGGCAACTGTTCGCCGTGAAACCACCCGGACCGGAGCACTTCGCCGCCGTCGCAACCCGCCACTTCGTCCACCTCAGGGAGATGACCATGACCGCCACCGCAGAGCCGTCACCCGTCGGCGCGCACTTCGACACCTACGACCCGGAACCGCTCGCCCGCCCGACGCTGCCGTCCGCCGCCGAGCACTACGCCGCCGCGTGCGGGGCGCTCGCCGACGCCGACAGCAACGGCTACAACCTGGCCGAGGCAGCCCGGCTGCACAAATCCGCCCAGTTGCACCTGAAGGCAGCCAGCCTCGCCATGGAGATCTGGCCCGTCTACCTCGACAAGCTGCACGCCGCCATCGACGCCGCCCGGGCACTGCTGGAGTCGACGCCGGCCGCGGAGGAAGCCAGTGCGGCGAAGCTGGCCGAGGCGTTGCGCCAGTTGGACGCCGCCTGATGGCCCGCAACTACCGCAAGGAGCGCGGCCGCGAGACCGAGCACCTCGTCGCCAGGGCTTTCGCCGCCGACGGGTGGCCGTTCGCCGAGGCAACCGGGGCCGGCTCACCCGGCCGTGACATCAAGGGCGTGCCCGGGGTGGCCGTCGAGGTGAAGGCGCGGGCGAAGTTCGAGCCGATGGCGAATCTGCGCCAGGCCGTCACCAACGCCGCCGGCGACATCCCGGCGGTGGTGATGCGCCCGACCGGCGGTGGCCCGTCCAACATCGACGAGTGGCCGGCGTTCGTCACCTTCGGCCAACTGCGGTCGTTGCTGCGCCAGGCAGGCTACGGAAACCCGCTCAGCGCCCCTGGGAGCGCCGAGACCGGCCTTGAGGTAGTCCCGGAGGGCCCAGACGCTCCGGAGGCGTTTCAGGGGCCTCCGAGCCGCGAGGCGTGGGCCGCGACGGGAGGCGTCTGATGCCGCTGCGCCGCGGACAGCTCCCCACCGACGACATCGGCGTCCTGTGGTGGGGCAACAACGGTGATCTCGTCGAGCGACTGCTGGAGTTCATCGAGGGCATCCGCCCGACGGAGCTGACCGCCGCCGAGGTGGCCGACCGGCTCCAGGAGCTGCTGACCAACCCGGGACCGCGGTCGCACCTGGTGGAGCTCGGCGACCCGCCCCGGCGCGGCCCGGTCGTGCCGCCGCGGCCGGTGCTGACCCTGCCGCCACCGTTCGCCGAGCACGCCGCCCGCCGCGCCCCGGACCCGGGCGAATGAGTGCCGACCGCTCCGGCAGCCGTCGGCTCAGCTGCGCCTGCAGGAATCCTGGCTGCACCGTTGCGCTGGAGATCGAGACCTTCCCGCACCAGGACACCGTCGTGCTGCGCGTCGGCGAAGGCGGGGAGTACCCGTTCCCGCTGTCGGAGCTGATGCAGGTGCTCCAGGAGTACACCGCACACGGCCAAGGCCCAGGTCGGTGAGTGACATGGCCGTGGTCGTCACGATGCCACCGGACCTGTGGATGGAGGTCGGCGGCGTCTACATCCACATCACGCCCGTCAACGACCCGCTGATGTACGCCTACCTGCACCGGGTCACCGTCCACCGCGACCCCGCCAGTGGCCACACCTCGGTTCAGGTCGCCGGCAACAACGCCGGGGTGCGCTGCCAGACCTTCCCGCCCGAGACCCACGACTTCGCCCGCACGGATGGAGATCCACTGTGAGCCTGCACGACACCATCCGCGACCTTGCCGACGAATTGACCGAGCCTCACATGCACTCGGAGCCCGTGCCGTTTTGGGACAACAACCGCAACCGCAAGTTCCGGCGGCACATCACCGTCCAGCCGGGCCTGATCGCTCAGCTCTACCAGTCCGTCATGCCCGCCAGCTCCAGCTTTGAGCCGCACGCCGGCGGGGTCCCCGGCAGCCGGCCACCCCTGGCCGTCGAGGCGCTGTCCCGGCACGACGAGATCGCCATGGCCGTGCTGCGCTGGTGCACCAGCCTGAACCTGCGCACTCAGGTGTCCGTCGAGTCGAACGTCCGCCGACTCGCCGCCCGCGCCCAGTCCTTCGACGACGCCGATGCCCGGGTGCTGCTGTCGGAGATGCGGCAGTGGCGCCGCTGGTGCGCCGTCCTCACTGGCTGGGAATCGCTCTACCGGCCAGCACGTGTCCCGTGCCCGGTCGTCGACTGCGGCCGTACCAACACACTGCGGATCAACCTGACCGCGAAGACCGCCATGTGCCAGGCCTGCGGCACTACCTGGTCCGAGGACGACGGCACCATCGGGATCTTGGCGGGCTACATTCAGGCCGCGACCAGCGGCGACCGAGTGAGAGGATGAGCGCGTGAAGCGGCGTCACTGCTGGTGGCACATGCACCGCTGGGGCATCAACACGCCGTGGCCCAAGAGCAGCAGACTCGGCTTCGTGCGGTGGCAGCGCAACTGCACCCGGTGCGGAACCCTGCTGGTCTTCAGCGACCGTCCGTTCTTCTACGGCTTCGACCTCAGAGCACGACGAGCAGCAGCACGTGGCGACCTACCACCTGACCTGCACTGACTTGACATTCGTAGGCGATCACCTACGATCGCGGGCAGGGAACACCACTGTCTTCGCACTCGCCCACCCAGCCACGCTGAGGTGGGCGTTCTGCTGTCCGGGGGTGGGGCATGGCCGGCAAGACGTACCGCCACCCGCCACGGTTCAGCATCGGCGAGCGTCTGGCCGACGCGGCCATCGGCGGGGCTATCGGTGTGGTGCTCGCCCTCGGCCTCTGGCTGTTCACCGTCTGGGTCCGCTTCCACTGATGACCAGGCGCGCACTGCGGGTGTGCACACAGCCGGGTTGTCCGGAGCTGGTGCCCAGCGGCCGATGCCGGACCCATGCGCGCGAGGTGGACAGGGCACGAGGGACCAGGCAGCAGCGCGGTTACAACACCGAGCACGACAGGCTGCGCGCGCGGTGGGCGCCGATGGTCGAGCGCGGTGGTGTGCACTGCCACGCCACGGTCTGCCTGATGCCGGCCCGCTTGATCCTGGCTGGGCAGGAGTGGCACCTTGACCACGATGACGACCGGACCGGATATCGCGGCCCAGCTCATGCACTGTGCAACCTCAGTGCAGGTGGCAAGGCAGCACACATGGGGAGCTGACAGTGGCAGAGCCGCATGAGGTCGGCCGAGCCATCGAGCTTGAGCTCGGCGATGCGATCGGCACCACGGTTGCCAAACATGAAGGCGGCATGGTCACCAAGTGGGTCGCCATCGTCGAGACCCTTGGACCCGAAGGTGATCGAGGCATCTGGACCATGGCCAGCGATGGCGTTATGGCATGGGATTCAGTTGGCCTGCTTCAGCACGCACTCGACATCCATCGAGCCGAGCAGGTCACCACCGCCATTCGTAACGCGGAGTGACAAGGGGTGGGGGATTACCCCAAAGAAGACCTGGTCACCGGGACCGCTGGGGAGGGCGACTTTCCGGCGTACGAGATTCCCTAACTCTCTGTGACTTTCTGTGGAGGCGGTGACCCGATGCCAGGACCTGCTCCCAAGCACCCGTCGGCCCGCGCTCGCCGGAACCGGGCCAGCACCGCGTCGACCCTCTCGGCCGACCCCACCCTCGAGGCCCCGCCGCTTCCGACGCGGCTCTGGCACGAGCAGACCCGGGCCTGGTGGCGCGACATCTGGACCTCGCCGATGGCGCCCGAGTACGACGACTCCGACCGGCACGGCCTGTTCTCCCTGGCCGTCCTGGTCGACGACTTTTGGCACTGCGGTGAGGCGAAGCTGCGGACGGCGATCGCTGCCGAGATCCGCCAGCAGCGGCAGTGCTTCGGCTTGACCCCCATCGATCGCCGTAGATTGCAGTGGGAGATCGAGCGCAGCGAGGACGCACAGGACCGCGGGCAGCGTCGCCGCGGCACGACCCCGCCGGTGGCTCCGGTCGCCGGCGCGACGGATCCGCGTTCCGCGCTGCGTGCGGTGTGAGTACGTTCGTCACCCCGCCGCTGGACGAGGCGCCGTGGCCGACGCTCGGCCGGCAGGTCTGCCAGCTCATCGAGGAACGCGCGGTCTTCGGTCCCGGCTCGCTGAAGGGCCAGCCGGCCAGGCTGGACGACGAGAAACGCGCCGTGATCTACAAGGCGTACGAGGTCTACCCCCGCGGACACGAGCAGGCCGGCCGCCGCCGGTTCCGCCGGGTGCGGATCTCCTGGCGCAAGGGCACCGCGAAGACGGAGCTGCTCGGCTGGATCGCCTACGCCGAGCTGCACCCGGAGGCTGAGGTCCGCTTCGACGGCTGGGACGCCTATGGCAACCCGGTCGGCCGACCGGTCCGCGACCCGTACATCCCGTTGCTGGCCTACACCGCTGACCAGGTCGAGGAGCTGGCCTACAACGTCCTGTACGTGGTCTGCACCGACGGTCCGGACGCCGACCTGTTCGACTCCGGCCTGGAGCGCATCATCCGGCTGGACGAGCGCGGCCGCGCCGACGGTAAGGCGGTGCCGCTGGCGCAGTCGCCGAATGCCCGTGACGGCGCCCGGACGACGTTCCAGGGTTACGACGAGACCCACCGGCTCAACATGGCCCGGCACCTGGCCGCCTACGAGACGATGGAGGCCAACCTCCCGAAGCGCCCGCTCGACGACCCCTGGTCGATGGGCATCACCACCGCCGGCGAGCCCGGCGGCGGGTCGGTGGCCGAGCAGGACAAGGACGAGGCCGAGCTGATCGCCAAGGGCAAGGTCGAGGAGCCCGAGCTCTTCTACTTCCACCGCCAGGCGTCGGACGGACACGACCTGAACACCTTGGCCGGCCGGATCGAAGCGGTCCGCGAGGCATCCGGCCCCGCCGCGGCCTGGTCGGACCTGCGCGGTATCGCCAAGCAGTGGGATCGGGTCGGCGCCGACCTGTCCTACCTCGAGCGGGTCTGGCTCAACCGGTGGACCCAGACCGACGCGCAGGCTTTCGACGCCAAACGATGGCGCGAACTGAGCCGTCCCGGCTACCGGATCCCGCGGGGCGCGCCGGTGACGGCTGGGCTGGACGGCAGCCGGTGGAAGGACACCACCGCGCTGGTCGTCACGGAGATCGAGACCGGGTTCCAGCAGCGCTTCGGCCTGTGGGTGCCCGAGGACCTGCCCGATGGCGAGGTCCCGGTCGTCGAGGTCGACCAGGCCGTCGCCGAGATGTTCGACTATTGGCACGTGGTCCGCTTCTACGGCGACCCGGCGCGTGGTTGGGACGCCCGCCTGGCCGACTATTCGGGCCGGCACGGGCCCAAGGTCGTTGCCGAGTTCTACACCGACTCGCGCAACCTGCGCCGCACGGCGCTGATGTGCCGCTCCTACGCCCAGGCCATCAAGGCCGGTGAGGTCACCAACGATGGTGACGACGACTTCCTGCTGCACATCGGCGCCGCGCAGAAGCGCAACACGAACATGCAGGACGACGAGGGCAAGTTCCTCTGGGTGATGACCAAGGAACGGCCGGACTCGCCCCGAAAGATCGACCTGGCCATGGCCGGAGCCCTGTCGTGGCAGGCGCGCCTCGACGCCATGGCCAAGGGCTCCTGGGAGCCCGAACCCGAGCAAGATCACAGCATTCTCGTGCTTCGCTGACCTCGAGGAGGGACTCGCCGTGGCCCTCTCCGAGGCCGAACGCGACACCTTGGGCCGCTTGTCGGCGACGTTGCCGCGCACGTACCGGCGTAATCAGACCGCGGACGCCTACTACGACGGCCGGCAGCGGGTGGAGCAGCTGGGCCTGGCGGTGCCGCCGGAACTGCGGCAGTTCCTGACGATCGTGGCGTGGCCGGGAACTTACGTGGACGCGATCGAGGAGCGCATCGACCTCGAGGGGTTCCAGCTTCCCGGTGCGAGCGAGGCCGACACGGACCTGTGGCGGATCTGGCAGGCCAACGGCCTGGACGAAGAATCCCAGCTCGCCCACCTGGACTCGTTGGTCCGTAAGCAGTCGTTCGTGATCGTCGGCGCCGGTGATTCCGACACCCCGGACGCCCCGTCAGCGGGCGGCGGTGACGAGGACCGGGATCCGGCGATGCCGCTGGTGACGGTGGAGTCCTCCGACGAGGTCGCGGTGGAGCTGTCCCCGCGCACCCGGCGGGTGGCGGCCGCGGTGAAGGTCTACCGCGACGGTCTGACCCAGCGGGCGACGCTGTACCTGCCGGACCGGACGGTCTGGCTGGAGCGGCGCAACGCCACCTGGGCGGAGCTCGACCGTGACGAGCACGAGCTGGGCGTGGTGCCGGTGGTGCCGCTGGTCAACCGGCCGCGCCTGTCCCGGCGTGACGGGGTCTCACAGATGCAGCGGGTCATCAGCCTGACCGACGCGGCCGCGCGGGCGCTGACGAACGCGCAGATCGCCACGGAGGCCCTGGCGGTGCCGCAGCGGTATGTCGTCGGGGCGTCGCAGGGTGACTTCAAGGACAAGGACGGCAACGTCCTGCCCGCCTGGGAGGTGTACTTCGGTGCGATCTGGGCGCTGAAGAACGGCGACGCGAAGGTGGGTCAGCTGACCGCGGCGGACCTGGCGAACTTCAAGACCATCGTCGATCACTACGCCAGCCTGGTAGCCGGCGTGACCGGGCTGCCGATGCGGTATCTGGGCCAGTCGACGACGAACCCGCCGTCGGCCGAGGGTATCCGCGCGGACGAGTCCCGGCTGATCAAGACGTGTGAGCGGTTCCAGAAGTCCGCGGGGGGCTCCTGGGAGCGGGTGATGCGCCTGGTCCGGCGGATCGTCGACGGCGACTGGAACCCGGACCTGGCCCAGCTGGAGACGCTGTGGCGTGACCCGGCTACCCCGACGCGGGCGCAGGCCGCCGACGCGGCGGTGAAGCTGGTCCAGGCCGGGATCCTGCCGGTCGAGGCCGCCTGGGAGGACCTGGGCTACTCGGCGATCCGCCGGCTGAAGCTGGCCGAGATGCGCGACGCCGAACTGGCCCGCGACCCGGTCCGGGAGATCGCCGCGGGCCTGGTCCCGCCGGAGACGGCCAACGAACCGGCCGCCGCCGATGCCGTCACCGGCTGAGGTCGCCGCCGACCATGCGGGTTTCCGCCGCCGGCTCGCCCTGGCGGTCGCCGGGGAATCTCAGCGGCTGTGGTCGCAGGTCGACCCGGGGCGGATCCGCCAGTCGTGGCTGACGTCGATAGCTCGGATGCTGGTGCTGCTCACGGGCGCCCAGCGGGCCGCCGCCGGTCAGGCCGACAGCTACCTGGACGCGATCCTTTCCGCGCAGCGCATCAGCCCCGCCCGGTCCGGGTCCGTGCAGGTGGCGGGGCTGTCAGGCATCGCCTCGGACGGACGCGACCTCGAAGACCTCCTGTACCGGCCGGTGGTGACCGCACTGACCGGGATCCAGCGCGGCGCCACCCCGGCCCGGTCCCTGGCCGGCGGTCAGGCTTTGCTGGACATGATCGTGCGGACGCAGGTCGCCGACGCCGGCCGGATCGCCGACCAGGTGGCCATGGTGGCCAGGCCGCAGGCCACCGGGTACGTCCGGCTGCTGGTCGGCCGATCGTGCGCGCGCTGCGCGATCCTGGCCGGCCGCCGCTACACCTGGCAGGCCGACTTCAAACGGCATCCTCGCTGTGACTGCACCGCGGTGCCTGCTCGCGAAGACACCGCCGACGACCTGCGCACCGACCCCCGCCGTTACTTCGACTCGCTCACCGCGGCCGAGCAGGACCGGCAGTTCACCAGGGCCGGCGCCGAGGCGATCCGTACCGGCGCCGACATAGCCCAGGTGGTCAACGCCCGCAGCGGCATGTATTCGGCCGGTGATCGCCTGCTTACCAGGGTTGCCGTCCGGGCGCGCGGGCAGCGCGGGGTGCGGCTCATGCCCGGGCAGATCATCCGCGAAGCCGCGGGTGACCGCGACGAGGCGCTGCGGCTGCTGCGCCGCTTCGGCTACCTGACAAATTGAGTTATCCGTCTCTGAATGAGAAAATAAGGGCCCGGCGGGTGCGCTAACACCCCCGGGCTATGGCCGACTGATTAGGAGTCGACGTGCCCGATGGTAACAACATTCCTGAGGATAAGCACGGCACGAGATCCGGGTACGTGTATTACAAGTGCCGATGCGCCGAGTGCAAGCAGGCCAATCAGATTTACAAGAAGGCTTGGCGGGCGTCGAATCTCGAAGATAGACGTGACTACGATCGGTCGTACGGTCAGGCTCACGCGACACAGCGGCACGCCCGTGTCCGCAAGCATCGCGCAGAGAACCCAGACCGGTACCGGGATTACAGTAGAAAGTATCTTGAAGCCAACCGTGAAAAATATGCGGAGTGGAACCGGCGTTATGCCAAAACGGAACGTGGAAGGCTGATCGCCCTTGCTGATCGAGCGCGTCGCAGGGGTTCACCCTTTTCTGCAGAGGCGAAGCGCTACATCCAGATCATCAAAGACGATCCGTGCGTGTATTGCGGAGAGCCTTCTACGGAGATAGATCATATCGTTCCGATGATCAGCGGCGGATCGGGAGACTGGATCAACATTGCTCCGTCTTGCAGGTCATGCAACGCCGCGAAGAAAGAAAAAAGTCTTCTTGCCTACCTCATGGCGAGATCTGCCTAGGTCGCCGATAGGGGGCCGGGCGACAGGCAACCCGACAGGGAGAAGTTCATGTCCGACACGGACGCCCCGCAGCCCTCATCGTCGGCCCTTGGAGAGATCAGCGAGCCGACAGGCTCCTCTTCGACCTCCTCGGCCCCGGAGAAGGACTGGAGAGCTGAGGCCGAGAAGTGGAAGGCCCTGGCTCGTAAGCACGAAGACACGGCAAAAGCGCACAGCTCAGCTGCTCAACGGCTAGCTGAAATCGAGGACCGGGACAAGACCGAGCAGCAGAAGCTGACCGAGTCCCACGCCGCCGCCGAACGGCGCGCCGAGGCCGCCGAGTTGAAGGCGACCAAGTTCGAGGTCGCCGCCGAGAAGGGCCTGACGGCGGCGCAGGCCAAGCGCCTGGTCGGCTCCACTCGCGAGGAGCTGGTGGCCGACGCGGACGAGATCCTGCGGGACTTCCCGGTCTCACCCGCGCCGCCCAAGACACCGAAGGCCGACCCCTCTCAGGGCAGCCGCGGCGGCGATGACGCGAAGAACGGCTCCGTTGCCACCGGCGCCGCGCTCTACGCGCAGAAACACCAGAAGACGACCGTGACATAAGGAGCACAGCCATGTTTCTCAGCCCTGTGACTGAGACGTTCGGCCAGGACGATCAGTCCTGGCTGGGATCTGCCGAGGGAACCAGTAGGGCCATGTCGATCACGCTGGACACCAGCGCGTTCGTCCCGGCCACGCACTACCCGGACGGTTACTTGAAGTCCGGCATCATCCTGGGCCGCATCACCGCGACCGGGCTGTACGGGCCGTACAACAACGCCGCGTCCGACGGCTCCGAGGTTGCCGCTGGTCTGCTGTTGTGCGCCGTCGACGCCCCGTCTCTGACCACCCAGGACCCCCAGGGCGCCCTGCTGTGGCACGGCCGGGTGCTGGTGTCGAAGCTGCCGATCGCGCAGGCCACCAACGGTGGCCCCGACGCCGGCGGCGCGTACAAGGCCGACCTCCCGCAGATCCGATTCGACGCCTGAGGCCGGGGACTGAGACATGCTGCTCAACCAGGACTACATCTCTCCCGCCGAACTCACCGGATACGTCCGGGCAGCCCAGGCGGATCTGGACCGTAACCGGTTCATCCTCTCCCAGTGGCTGCCCCGGGTGGAGGTCGACGACCTCGTCTACCGGTTCACCCGCGGTGGTGAGGGCCTCACCGATGCCGCGACGGTGCGCGCCTACGACGCGGAGTCGCCGATCGGCTCCCGGCCGGGCGTCACCCGGGTCACCGGCGAGCTGCCGCCGATCTCCCGCAAGATCCGTCTCGGGGAGTACGAGCGGCTGCGTCAGCGCCGTGACAACTCCGCCATCCGCACCGCGATCCTGTCCGACGCCGAGCGGATGGCCCGGGCGGTCGCCGCCCGGCTGGAGATGTTCCGCGGCGAGGCCCTGTACCGGGGCTCGCTGCAGATCTCCGAGAACGGCGTCATCGCCACGGTCGACTTCGGCCGGGCCGCCGGCCACACCGTCGCCCCGGGCGTCCTGTGGTCGACGGTGGCCACGGCCACCCCGGTCGCCGACATGATCACCTGGCGGGACACGTACATCGCCACCAACGGCGAGGCGCCCGGCGCGTCGATCACATCGACTACGGTGCTGGGTTACCTGCAGCGCAACGCTGAGTTCCGGCAGCTGGCGTCGTCGGTCACCGGCGCGCCCGCGATCGTCAGCGTCGCCACCGTCAACCAGGTCCTGCAGGCGTTCGGGCTGCCGCCGATGTACATCTATGACGCGCAGGTCCGCGTCAACGGTGCCGCCACCCGGGTCATCCCCGCGGACCGGTTCATCTACGTTCCGGCCCCGGGTAGCCCGGACAACGCCGCGAGCTCCGACCTGGGCGCTACCCTGCTCGGCACCACCGCCGAGTCCCTGGAGCCCGAGTACGGCCTGTCCGGCGTCGAGCCGGGCATCGTCTCGGGTGCCTATTCGACCAAGGACCCGGTGGCGGTCTGGACGAAGGCGGCCGCGATCGGCCTGCCGGTCCTGGCCAACCCGGACCTCACCCTCGCCGCCGATGTGGCCTGACCGGAGGAACTGACATGGCACGCAAGCTGAACACCTTCGTCACCGTCCACCGCCGCGACGACGACGGCCAGCTGACGGGCGAGTCCCGCACGGTCGGCCCCGACGACGACCTGTCGAAGCCCGAGAACGCCTGGGTGGAGAAGGCCATCTCCAACCCGGGTGTCTGGGCTGACGGCGAGGACGACGAGCCTGCCACCGCCCGGCCGGAGCCTGTGCGCCGCGCTCCGGGCAAGCTGGCGAACCCCGCCAAGTAATCCTCGCGTGCCGGCCGGGAGTCCATCTCGGCCGGCGCTCGGCATCTTCGGCAGGAGGCGGCTGTGGCTGACCTGTTCACGCGCGAGGAGTTGGCCTCTTACGCGCAGCGCGACGTCGACAACGCGACCACCGACCTGTTGCAGGTCCTGGTCATCGTCGAGATCCGCGATTACGTCGGCGAGTCCACCTACGACGCCATGAGCGACGCCGGCCGCCTGCGGTTCAAGGGCATCGCGCTGGAGGCCGTCAAGCGGACTCTGCTGAACCCCGAGGGTGTGCGCCAGGTCAGCTTTACCATCGACGACTACTCCGAGGCGCTGACCTACGCGAAGGAGACGTTCGGGGGAGTTGAGCTGACCACCTCGGAGCAGTCGCGCATCGACCGGATCCTGGGCCGCTCGGGCGGCGCGTTCACCATCCGCCCGGCCGCCCAACCGTTCGTGGGCCCCTGCGGGCGGCGGGCGTGGCCGTACCTCGCCTGACGGAGCTGAAGCAGCAGTACAGGCCCTGGACCTGTAGGGCCAGCGCCTACTAGATCGGGGCTGTAGTGACGATCCTCGATCGCAACTCGGGCGTGGTGAGTACGCCGTCGACTACCTGGACCGTGACCCGCTCGTCCGGGTCGTTCGGCACCGGCACGGTCATCGTGGTCGCACTGTTCTCGAACACGGTCTTCACCACCCCGGGCGGCTGGGCCCAGCGGGTGAGCTCGGTCAACTTCCTCGGCCTGTACGCCTTCGACAAGGCCGGCGCGGGCGAGTCGTCGATCAATTTCACGTGCAGCTCCGCCGGCGCGGGCGAGTGGTACGTCTGGGAGCTGTCGGCCGGGTCCACCTTCCTGGCCGGCCAGGGTGTTCAGGCGCAGAGCCCGACGATCAACACGATCGCCACGCCCAACCTGACACCGACGGCCGGCGACCGGCATTTCCTGGCCGTGGCCGGCGGCAACAACGCGCCGACGAAATCGGTAACCGGCTGGTCGAACTCGTTCACCGGATTTGGTGGCGGCCACGCCACCGGCGGCGACCTCACATTTTCCGGCGGCGCCGATCGGGACCTGACCGCTGACGGGGTGTCCAGCTACGGCAGCACGGCCACGCTCAGCGCGGCAATGCCCGACCGCGGCGCGATCATCACCGCCTACATCAACGCCTCTGCGGGCAGCACCGTCAACGGCACAGCCGCCGTCACCGGCGCAGGCACCGCATCGGCGACCGCCACCCAGGCGGCCGGTAGAGCCGTCACCGGCACAGGATCGGTCACCGCCGGGATCACGATCACCGCAATGGCGTCCGTCACGGGCGCGGGAACCGTCACCGCAGTGTCGGCCAAGTCGGCAGGCGCCACAGCGACCGGTGCGGGCACGCCGGCCGCCGTCGCGACGACGCGGGCCGGCGTCACCGTCGCTGGTGCCGGCGCGGTCACGGCGAACTCCGGTGCCACCGGGTCCGGCTCGGCCACCGTCGCTGGCGCCGGTTCGGTCACCGCGCAGGTCACTGTCGTCGCAACCGCGTCGGCCGTGGGCGTCGGCTCCGTGTCGACCGCGGCCACCATCCGGGCCGGGGCATCCGTCACCGGCGCGGGCGCAAGATCGGCCCTGGCTGCCCAGACCGCCGGGTCCACGGTCGCCGGTACCGGCTCCGCCAGCGCACTGGCCACCCTGCGCGCGGGCTCCACCGTCACCGGCACCGGCACACGGGCGGCGACCGGCTCCGTCCTCGGCACGGCCGCCGTCACCGGCGCTGGCGCGGTCACTGCGCTGTCCCGTACGCAGGCCGGCGCGTCGGTCACCGGCACAGGCTCGGTCACCGCCTCGGCCGGTTCGGTCCTCTCCGGCACCGCCACCGTCATCGGGCAGGGCCTGGTCACCGCCGTCGCGGGTTCTCGCATCACCCCGCGGCCATTCGCCGGTACGACCGCGCGCCCCGACTCGGGCCGCACTATTCGCCCGTCCGCAGGAACGACCTCGAGGCCGTGAGGAGCGCCATGACCGACGAACCGCAGCCCGAAGCGATCCAGGTCGGATGGGTCGTCACCGACCCGGACGGCAACGTTGTCGACTTCGGCCCCGTCACCGAGGCCAAGGCAACTGTGTGGGTCGGCGAGATGCTCGCCGAGGCCACCAGGAACGAAGGAGAGCAGGAGTAATGGCCGGTATCCCGCAGACGATGGCGTCGAACGTCCTCAACGCGACCACCCCGACGGGCACATCTGGTGCGCCCGGCACGTTCACCGCGTTTGCGGGTTCGGCGATGAAGGTACGCCTCAACTCGACCAGCTCGACGGCGTCCGCGCAGGGCACCCAGCTGACCGGTACCGGCTACACCGCCGGCGGCACCGCCGTGCCGGCCGCGTCGACCGCCTCGTCCTCGGGCAGCAACGTCACCCTCCCGGCGACCTCGGCGCTGTCGTGGACGAACGGCTCCGGTGGCACCTGGTCGATCCAGTCGTTCGACCTGACTGACTCGGCCGCGGCCCGGTCGTGGTTCGGTGACTTCAACGGTGCGCCGGTGTCGATCGCGAACGGCAACACCTTCACCATCGCGGTCGGCGGCATCTCCATCGGCCTCCAGTAGATTCACGGTTTTTCGGGATGTCACACTGAAGCATGCCCCGAGGAGCTAAGCCCCACTTCACGCCCGAGCAAGACGACCAGATCGCTCGCCGATACGCCGCAGGCGAGACGCTGCGGGCGATCGCCGCGACGTACGGCGTTTCGTACCAGCCGGTCGCTGCAGCGCTTCGAAGGTGCGGCCTGGACCGTCGCTCCAAGAGTGACTACGCCTGGCAGGCGACACCGGAGAATCGGGCCGAGCTGGTCAGGCTCTTCAATGAGGGCCTGAGCGTCCCGCGTATCGCCCGCCAGGCCGGAACGGGGAACGACACCGTCTCACGTGTTCTGCGCGAGGAGGGTATCCAGGCTCGATACGGTGGGCAGAACCGCCGCTTCAAGCCCGAGCAGGTCGAGACCATCGCGTCCGAGTACCGGGCTGGTGCGTCCCTCGCCAGGCTGGCGCGCCGACACGGCGGATCACCCCAGGTGGTCGCGAAGGCACTCGCGCGGGCCGGCGTCGAGCGACGAGCCAAAGGCACGCGGAAGTTCTGGACCGACGAGCGAGTCGCCTGGATGCGGGAGCAACACGAGACCGGTCGCAGCCAGGGCAGCATCGCGCAAGAGATCGGGCTTTCGCAGACAGCAGTCGGTCGGAAGCTGCGGGACCTTGGAATCCTGCGCCCGACGCCCAAGGCCAAGGGCCAGGATCACGGCTCATGGAAGGGCGGCCGAGTCGTCGATGGCAGCGGCTACGTTCGCGTGCTTGTCGCTGACGACATCGATGTGAAGCTGGCCGGCCGAACGATCTCAGGCGGCTACGTCCTTGAGCACCGTCTCGTCATGGCTCGTGCGCTTGGCCGACCGCTCACCCGCCGCGAGTCGGTGCATCACATCAACGGTGACCGTACGGACAACCGCCTGGAGAACCTCCAGCTACGGCAAGGCCAACACGGTCGCGGCGTAGTCATGATTTGCCTGGACTGCGGCTCGCACAACGTCGAGGCCACCAAGCTGAAGTGACCAACGGGGCGGGGGTGACCTGACATGTCTCTCGAGGGCGCGATCGTCCGGGCGCGGGCCCGTACCGAGGCGCTGCAGTTGCGCGACACGTGCACGGCACGCCGCAAGGACGGGTTGCCGGTGTACGACGATGAGACCGGCAACACCGTCCAGCCGTACGAGGACCTCTACGCCGGCCCGTGCCGGATGCGGCAGCCGCGCGCCTCGGCTGGCGCCGCCACCGCGGGCGAGGCCGACGTGCTGCTGCAATCACCTGAGATCCACCTACCGATGAGTGCCGACCTGCTGAAGCCGGGCGATGAGATCACCATCACCGCCTCGGCGTCGGATGCCGCTTCGGTCGGCCGGATCTTCCGGGTCCGGGCGGTCCCGGCGCACGCGAACGCGACGGCCCGCCGGTATGGCGTCATTGAGAGGACGGGCTGATGCCGTACTCGCAGAACGCCGACGGCCTGGACGAGATCCGTCGCGAACTCGCCGCGCTGCCCGACAAGATCCTCGATGAGGGCGAGCGGATTGTCGGCAAAGGCCTACTAAATATCAAGAAGGGCGCGCAGGACCGGGTCCGCGTCGAGCGGTGGGCGCACCTGCCGCACCTGGCCCGGTCGTTCTCCTACGACGTCACCCGTAACGATCGGGTCATCCGTGGTGTGGCCGGGGCGGATATGGAGAAGCTCCAAGGTCGCCTCGATATCTACGTGGAAAACGGCACCGCGCACACCCCGGCCAATGCGCACTGGACGAGGGCGTTCGACGCCGAGCTGCCGCGGTTCGAGCGCTACGCCGAGGACTACCTCGCGAGGCTGATCCGGTGAGCGAGCAGCTGCACGCCGCAGCGATCCTCGACCGCCTGCGGGCCGCGCCCGGCACCCCGGCGATGGTCGTACACGACGGCAAGGTCCCCGAGTCCCCAGATCCCGGCTCGGTGCCGCCGTACGTGCTGGTGCGGTTCGTGTTTCGCCAGCTGACGGCGACGGAGTCCCCGGCTACGACGTCGCTGTCGTTCGACTCGGTGACGTGGCAGGTCGACGTGCAGACGCACTGCGTCGGCACCGACTCTCGATCGACCCGTGCCGTGAAGGGCCGCGTGCGGACACAGTTCCTGAACTGGGCACCGACGGTCGCGAACCGGTCGTGCGGACGGCTCAAGCAGATCGAGTCCGTGACCCTCGACCCGAACGAGGCCATGGGTGTGCCGGTCGAGCAGGTGTCCGACACCTACCGCTTCCAGTCTCAGCCAGCCTGACCCGAGAAAGGGGTGCGCCGGATGGCGCTTCTATCCAGCCAGCAGGTGTTGATCACCGGTACGACACCCAGCTATGGGGCGGTGGCCGCGTCCGACACCATCGTTCCCGACGAGCGGGCGTTCCTCATCGTGAAGAACGCCTCCGGCACTGTCGACAACGCCGTGGTCGTCGTGCCCGGCACCACCTACGGGCAGAACAACCCGGACGTTACGACCGTCGTGCCGATCACCACCGGCGAGCGGTGGATCGGCCCGATGGTTCCGGCGCTCGCCGACCCGACCACCGGTCTGATCACCGTCACCCACTCGCAGACCGCGTCCGTTTCCTGCGCCCTGGTGCGTGTCTGATGGCCGACCTGTTCTGGATCCAGAGCGGTACCGCGAAGGCCGTGGTCGAGGGCGCCGAAGAGCGTGACCGCTTCACCCTCCTGCACGGCTGGTCGGAGGCGACCGAGCCGGCCGACGGCGACTTCGTCTGGATGGCCCACCCGGACGACGACATCGCGAAGCCGGGCCTCGTCGCGTGGGCCGCGCGGGCCTACTGGCAGGGCATCGGCTGGCAGCCGGCGGCCCCGCCGGAGCCGGTCAACCCGGCCGTCGACCCGGTGCTCACCGACGCCCGGGATACCGAGCCGCCGGACGGCACGGTTGACGTCGTCAAGTCCTGGGTAGGCGGCGACCCGGTCCGCGCCGAGGCCGCACTGAAGGCCGAGCGCGCACGGGAGACGCCACGGGTGTCCCTGGTCGGCGCGCTGGAACAGCAGATGAGCGCGGCACCGCCCGCACACGAAAACAAGGAGTAGGCCGTGCCCGACATCGGATCTGACGGCAACATCAGGGTCGCCTTCGTGGTGTCCATCGCGAACAAGGCCGCGCCGACCGCCGCCGAGTGCAACGGGGGCCTTCGCCTCGACGCGGTGGCGTCGGCGGCCGGCCTGATCGGCTGGGAACCGGAGACCGCGAGCGTGAACAACCGCAAGCTGTCGTCGACGTTCAACTCCTCCGACGTCGGCTCGATCTCGATCGACGAGTCGACGATGGAGTTCTTCAAGCAGTCCGGCACGGACACGATCTACACGACGCTGGTGAAGCTGGCCGTCGGGTTCGTCGTGATCCGCCGCTCGATCGCGGCCGCCACCCCGTTCGCGGCGTCGCAGCTGCTGCAGGGCGTGTACCCGGTGCGGTGTGGGCAGCGGACCTGGATGGGCGTCGAGGAGAACACCAACGAGCGGTGGCGGATGCCGTTCAAAATCACCGACGAGCCGGCGTTCGACGCCGTGGTCGCCTGATCCAACCCTTCTCATCCGCCGCCCCACGCTGGGCGGCTTTTTCGTGCCCGGCCGAGCCCCCAGGATCGGCCGGGCACTCCTGGGACCTGGGGTGGAGTAGTTGTGAAGTTCCGCAAGAAGCCCGTCGTCATTGAAGCCATGCAGTGGGACGGAACCGCCAACGGCGCGACCCCGATCATCGACTGGACCTTGAGTCATGGATCGACCGCCGGGTACCGGTGCTCCGACCCTGAGCGTTGCTCCGAGCGCGAAGACGATCACACCATTGCCATCCCGACGCCCGAAGGCACGATGAGCGCGACGGCTGGCGACTGGATCATCCGGGGCGTCCAGGGCGAGTTCTACCCCTGCAAGCCGGACATCTTCGCCGCGACGTACGAGGCGGTCGAGGCATGACTGACATCAAGGGCCTGCTCAAGCTGGCGAAGCGGCGCCAGCACACCGAGGACGTGTGCCTTCGCGGCGATCTGGCCCACGAGTACGACCGCCTCGAACGTCAGCTCGCCCAGTTGCCGGCGAACAACAAGCTCGGCGGCGACCCGGAGCGGCAGCGCATCGCCGCCGAGATGGACCGGGTGCGTGCCGAGATGCAGGCCGGGACCGTGCCGTTCGTGCTGCACGCGCTGCCTGACGCCGACTTCCAGAAGCTGATCGACGATCACCCGCCGCGCCGTGATGGCGATGAGGTGAACGATCGCGACGCCGCGCACGGTTTCGACCGGTCGACGTTCTACCCGGCACTGATTCGGGCGTGCGTCGCCGAGCCGACGCTGGATGGTGAGGACTGGGCGCTGCTGTTCGACAACCCCGACACCGCGCTCAGTCCTGGGCAGATGCTCAAGCTGCGGGAGGCCGCGCTGGAGGTCAACGGCCGTGAGGTGGACGTCCCTTTCTCGCCCGCCGCCTCGAACGTGAGCCCGGACTAAGGGTCGTCGTCGAGACGGCCGAACGCCTCGGCGTCTCGAAGAAGCGGTTCGAGGGCTGGGAGCCCACCACCGTCTATGAGCACGACGACGCCGGCCGGCTGGTCGCGTCCCGGCCGGAGACGGAATGGGATGCGGCACAGCGCGGCTGGATGCTCGCGCTGGCCGAGTATCGCGCGTCGCGCTGCCCGTGCGGCTGCGGCCACAACGCCGACGACACGACGGCCCGCGAGGGCCTGCACGAATGGAAAGTGCGCCGGGTCCGGTGCCACGCCCGGGCCGCGATGGTCCGCGCCCAGCAAGGGGCCTCGGACAAGCCGGAAGACCTGCCCGATGCACGCCTGTGGTGGACAGAGAAGGTGAGGTGACACGGTCGTGCGGTCTCAACGCGTCGAGCTGATCCTCGACACCCTGCGAGCTGTTCGTGGCGCCAAGGATCTGTCCAAGGCCACCGACGGTGTCGCCGACAGCTTCAAGGACACCGCCAAAGAGGGCGCGCGGGCCGGCAAGGCCGTCGACGACACCGGCGGCGAGATGTCCGAGGCTGCCCACGCCGCGGCCGCACTCGATCGGGAGATCGAGAAGCTGACCGGGTCGCTCAAGCAGATGGCGATCGCCCAGGCGCTGTCCGGCACCGGCGACTTCGACAAGCAGATCCGCCAGCAGGAAACCCAGATCCGGCGGCTGACGCGCAGCCGGAAACTGTTCGCTGACCTCGGTGCAGAAGCCGCCCCGGAATTCGCGCTGTCGTTCTCGCAACGCCTGGGCCCGCTGATCGCCTCAGGCCCCGCCCCCGCAGCCGTGGGCGCGGCGCTGGGCCTGGCGATGGGCCCGACCGCCGCTGCCGCGATCGCGGGTGCGATCGTCGGTGGAGCCGGCGTCGGCGGCGTGGTCGGCGGCATCATCATCGCGTCGCGGGACGCGCGGGTGAAGGCCGCGGCCAAGGACCTCGGCGACGGGGTCATGAACGACCTGAACAGCAAGGCGGGCCAGTTCGTCGCCCCGATGCTGTCCGGCATCAGCCAGGTCCGGTCCGGATGGTCCGGCATGGGCCAGGACCTCGACCGGATCTTCGCGTCCTCGCGGTTCGTCGAACCGCTGACGACAGGCGCCATCAGCGGCGCCCGGTCCATCATCAGCGGGATCGCCGACATGGTCGAAGAGGCCGACCCGGTCATCCAGTCGTTCGCTGACGGCTTCGACCGGATCGGTACCGCCACCGGCGCCGCCTTCACGACGCTGTCGCAGGACGCCGACGAGGGCGCCGACGCGATCGACCAGCTCACCCAGTCCATCGCGAACCTGATCACCGTGACCGCCGGGGTCGTCCACGCCGGCGCCGTCATCAAGGGCTACACCGATCAACTGGACATCGGCATCGACAAGGGCCGGTACTGGCTGGAGCAGCACGCCGGCTTCGCCGGCCAGATGGATCTGACCGCGGACGGCTTCGCCCGGGGCACCAAGGAGGCCGACGCCTACCAGCGGATGGTGACCGGCGTCGGCACCACCGCGGATGTGACCGCGTTACGGCTGGCCGGGATGACCGATTCCGAGATCCGCTCCGCGGACGCCACCGGGGCGCTCGTGGCCAGGACCGACGCGTTGAAAGGTTCGGCGTCCGGCGCCGGCGCGTCGGCCGGGATCCTCGGGATCAAGATTGAGGAGACCGGCAAGAAGGTTGAGATCGCCAGCCACAAGTTCATCGCCCTGAACGAGCAGGTCGCGGCGATCGTTGACCGGAACCTGTCGGCGGCCGAGTCGCAGATCCAGCTCCGTGAGGCGACGGAGAACGCGGCGAACGCCGTGGACAAGAAGAGCAAGGTCTCCGACAAGGAGTCGTCGGCACTCATTGCGATGGCCCGGGCAGCGAACTCGACCACCAAGACCCTGGACGAGCAGGGCCGCACCGTCGGCGAGGCGACCCGGGCGCACGAGACGAACCGTAAGAAGCTCGTCGAGACCGCGATCCGGATGGGTTACACCCGCGCCGAGGCCAAGCGCCTGGCCAACCAGTACCTTGCGACGCCGAAGAACGTCACCACCGGCATCAACCAGCCCGGGATGAAGCAGTCGCAGGCGGAAACGAAGAAGTACCACGCCCAGCTCGACAAGGTCACCCGGAAGATCAACACGTCGGTGACGGTTAAGGGTGACGACGCGGCGTACGCCAAGCTGAAGCGGCTGCTCGTCGCCCAGCAGGCCGCCAGCAAGGGCATCAGCGTCTCCGCGGCCAACTCGGCGTTCAACAAGAACGCCAAGGGATACCACGACGGTGGTCGTACGGCGAACGTCGGTGAGCACGAACCAGCGGGCATCGTGCACGGCAAGGAAGTCGTCTTCAGCGCGGCCACCACCAAGAAGATCGACCGGCAGGCCCCGGGCCTCATCGACGAGGTGCTGGCCACAGGTCAGCTACCTGGGTACGCCGCGGGCGGTCGGGTCCTCGACATGCCGTTCCAGGTCAACGCCTCAATGACCAAGGTCATCAGCATGGCCCAGGCGCTGTCCAAGGTGGCGCCGTCGTTCGGCAACTGGCCGCGCTCGCCCAGCGCGCAGCGCGGCGACTCCGGTGTGTGGCGCAAGGTCGTGCAGCTGATCAAGTCCGGCCCGAACCAGGGCAGCTTCGGAAACTCGTATCGCCCCGGTGACCCGAAATGGCACGGTTCAGGACGTGCGGTGGACTGGATGGGCTACAACATGGACGCCCTGGCCAGGTACCTCGCCGCGAAGCGCCCGCTGGAGCTGATCCACCGCACCCGCAGCCGGGACTACGCCTACACCCGTGGCCGCAACATGGGCTCGTTCAGCCAGGGCCTGATGAACGCTCACAAGAACCACATCCACATCGCGATGGCGAACGGCGGCGTCATCCCCGAGCACGTCGTCGGGGTCGGCCGGTCCGGCCGGACGTATGAGTTCGCCGAGCGCGGCCCGGAGCGGGTGCTGTCCGCCGGCCAGACCGCCGCCAGCGGCGGGGTCACCGTCGGCCCGTTCACCTTCATCGTCAACGGGTCCGGCATGTCCGCCCGGGAGATCGCCGCCGAGGTCGACCGCAAGGTCGGCGCCACCGCCGAACTGTTCTCCAGGGTGGGCTGATGCCAATTTACGACGTCGCGTTCGTCGACTCGATCGTGGCCGCGCCGGGTGTGCGGCTGGACCTGCACACCATGGGGACCGGCTGGTCGTGCCTGGCCGAGGGCACCGCGTTCCCGCCGCCCGAACTGGAACGGGTCACCGCCAAGTCGATGCTCGCCGACGGCGACACGGTGCCGTCGGCCGCATACCGCAACCGGCAGATTGCCCTGTCCCTTGAACTGCCGATGAACCTCGACCCGGACGTCGCCGCGCTGCTGGTGCAGGCGCTGTCGCGGGAGATCGACCGGCCGGGCGGGAACATCCTGCGCTACCGGCCGGACACCAGCGCCCCGGTGTTCTTCCGCACCTTCCGCTCCGGCCCGGAGGCGATCGACTGGGATCCTCTGCAGCGCCGCTACCGGGTGCAGCTGCTCGCCGAGCCGTTCGCCCTCGGCCTGGAGGAGGTACTGTCCGGCGTCTCGGTCACCAACGACCCGGCGGCCGGCAGCAACGGGCTGTTCCTCGACATCACCTCGCCGAAGGGCGACGTCGAGACCCCGCTTTTCCTCACCGTCTCGAACGGTGTCGTCGCCACCGGCCGGCGCCGGTCGGCCCTCTCGGTCCGCCGCCGCGGCACGCCCAGCGCCACCCCGTTGTTCCTGCAGGCCGAGAGCATGACCCTGGCCGCCAACGTGACCCTGCCGGGTGTCGACGCGACCATGTCCGGAGCCGGCTCGAACTACGCCCGGATCGCGTACACCGGCACCACCGCGCTGACGCAGCGACTGTCGACGGCGACCCGCTTCCCGACCACTGCGTCGGTCGACGCCCGCGGCACCTATCGGGCGTTCGCGAGGATCAGGCAGAACACGGGCGCGGACGTGCACACGATGCGGCTGCGCTGGGGCGGCGCGGACGTGCAGATCACCAACGACACGGTGACGCTTCCGGTCGACACCGGGCCCAGCGCGCCTACCCGCAAGCTGATCGACCTGGGCCTGATACAGATCCCGGCCGGCTACGACCCGGTAGAGCGCGGCATGTCCGGCGTCGAGCTCGTCACCGAGGGCGTGTTCCTGGCCGTCGACGCGGGCCGCACGTCGGGCTCCGGGACGCTGGACGTCGACTACCTGATGGTGCTGCCGGCCGACGACCGCTGCATGTTCGTGGATTGGCCGGCCGCCGCGACGGTGACGGACTTCGTCGTCCGGGGCGGCGTCTCGCCGAGCGTGTACGCCCGCAACGCGAGCGCGCAGGTGACCTCGACGCAGGCGCCGGAGATCGCCGGCTCCGGCCTGATGATCACCCCGGGTGTCACCAACCGGGTGTTCTTCCACCGCGACGTCGGCACCGGCACCTCGGTGGCTGGCGCGGGTGATTCGGTCACCGCCACGACCACGCTGACACCGTCCTACTACCCCCGGTACATCGGCGGCTTCCGGCCGGCGACGACGTGAGCATCCTGGTGCCGCTGTCGGTGCGGCTCAAGACGTCGGCGCGTGACGTGTACATCACCGACGAGTGCAGCGACCTGGATTTCGGCTCGGCGTCCCCGGGCGGGTTCACCACCTGCACGTTGACCCTGCACCGGCCGATCAGCTTCACGCCCCGCGAGGTCGCCCAGTTCGGCCGGGTGTACGTCTACGACGGCCGCACCGCCGAGACGGTGTGGGAGGGCAGGCTGCAGGACCCCGGCCGCAGCGCCGGCAGCGAAGGGGAGGTCTACCAGCTCGCCGCGGTCGGCGGCTCCGCGCACCTGCAGGACGACACCCGGCTGCTGGTCTACATCGACCGGCGTTTCGACCCGTGGGTCAAAGCCAGGACGGCGACCGGCGAGCGGCAGATTGCGACGGTCAACGCCGGCGAGGCGCCGTCGGACGCCTCCCCGGCGCTGGTCTGCTCGTTCCCGACGATGGACGTGACGCTCGGGGCGGCATGTACGGCGGGCTACTACGGCCTGGAGGAGGCCGGCCAGGAGCTGGCCGTCTTCGACTACAGCTGGGATGCGGGCCTGACCAACGCCCTCTGGGACCTGATCGGCTACTCGTCCGGCGCGACCCAGGTCCGGGCGAACAACGCGAACACCGCGGGCGGCGGCGGCAGCGTCGCCCTGGTCGGCACCAGCTTCCCCCTCGGCGATGCCCGGCCACTGTTGCAGCTCCGGTGGGCGGGCGGCGCGTCGTCGACCGGCACCGGCGGCACCGTCTGGGCGGGTTTCAAGAACATCGTCGTCCGGGCGATCACCTACGGCGCCGACGGCACGAAGAAGACCTCCGGCTACACCACGGGCGATCAGACGATCCTCGCGTCGACCGTCGTCGCCGACCTGCTCGGCCGGATCCTCACGGCGACTGTGGACGGCGCGAACGCCACGATCGTGGCGACCTCGTACGCGATCGAGCAGCTGGCCTACTCCGACGGCGTCACCCCGGCGAAAGTCCTCGAGGATCTGCAGGTCTTCGAGCCGGGCTACACCTGGCACCTGTGGGAGTCGAACCCGGCCAACAGCAAGTTCCGCTTCGAGTGGCTGCCCTGGCCGAGCGACGTGCGGTACGAGGCCGACGTCATCGACGGCTTCTCGACGCAGGAGTCCGGCAACACCCTGTTCAACAAGGTCGTGGTGCGGTGGCGCGACACGAACAACAAGATCCGCATTACGACCCGCACCGCGACCGTTCCCGCGCTGACCGCCGCCGGGCTCACCCGCACCTCGTTCATCGACCTCGGCGACGACGCGGCCAGCTCGGCGAACGCCATCCAGGCCGGTGACCAGTTCCTCGCCGAGCACCGGCAGCCGGTCAACGCCGGCCGCATCACCATCCGCCGGCCGATCGTCGACCACCTGACCGGCCGCATGGCGATGCCGTGGCAGATCCGCGCCGGGAACCTGATCCGGGTCCGGGGCGTGCAGCCCTACCCGGACTCGCTCAACCAGTCCGGCCGTGACGGTGTGACGGTGTTCCGCGTCGCCGGGACGACGTACTCCGCCGCCGAGGCGGCGGCAACGCTCGAACTGGACTCTTACGCGCCGTCGATGGCGCGAGCGGTGGCGGCACTGGCCCGCCGCCCCATCACCCGCCGCAGGTAGCGGCTTACCCACCTGGAGGGCCCATGGGCCGTCGTCTGCTCGCCGCCGCCGTCGCAGCGCTCACGCTCACTGCCGGCTGCGCCCGGCCCGTCGTCGCGCTTGCGGCTCCCGCCGCGGCCCGCGTCGCCTCGCCGGACGTCATCGTGACCGAGGACGGGGGCCGGATCGCGCTGGTCGGCTGCACGATCCGCAACACCGGGTCGGGCTGGTACATCCTCGACAACACCGGCCACACCCCGTCCAACTGCACCGGCCTGATCCAGCACGCCGACCGGATCGAGCTTCAGCACAACGTCGGCGCCCTGCGGGTCATCACCGCCCAGGTCACCCCGGACGAGACCTACTCGCAGCAGGCGATCCGGGCGGGCGTGTCCGCCGGATTCAACTACTCGAACATCTTCCTGTTCTCCGGCACGGCGGGCGGGGCGTCGCTGAACCCGGCCGGCGTCGCCGCGGTCAACGGCAACTTCTGGTTCCAGGGCTACTTCCGCCTGGGGCCAGCATCTTGAAGGGAGCCCGGTGATGACACAGCCCTGTACTGACGAGGAATCCAACCCGGAGGCTCTGGCTGGCGAGCCGGTGGATGACGGCTGGGACATCGGGATCGACGAGGGCGACGGCGGCGACTACGACCGCGCCCTGGACGCTCACGACCGGGACCGGGCCGATGGCTGACTGGGTGCTGGTGCCGTGCCTGGTGGCTCTGCGCGGCGAGTTCAACACCCTCGCGGCCGGCCGCGACAAGGCCTCCGACGGGTCCATCGCCGACGCAGCGCATGTGGCCGGTGGCACCTCCGATCACATCGGCGACGAGACGACAGCCGCGATGCGCGCCAAGGACCCGGACAGCCGCAACGAGGTCCACGCGATCGACGTCGACAACTCCGGGCCCTGGCCGGCCGGCTTCTCCATGGAGAAGGCCGTTCAGCGGATCGTCCTGCGGCACCGTGCCGGCCAGGACGACCGGCTGCAGAACGTCATCTTCAACCGGCGCATCTGGTCCCGCTCCTGGGGCTGGACCGCCCGGGCCTACACCGGCTCCAACCCGCACGACCACCACGCTCACTTCAGCGCCCGCTACACCAGCGCGCAGGAAGCCGACACCAGGCCGTGGGGCCTGCTCCCCGAGGAGGACGACATGGACTGGAACGACGACGTCATCGCCAACCCCGCCTGGCGGGCGGACGCGAAGACCAACAAGACGGTGCAGGCCAAGTTCGCCATCGCCGACGTCTGGAACCAGGCCCACAACGCCAGCGTCAAGGCCGCCGAGGTCAGCACCAAACTCGACCAGGTCCTCGCCCAGCTCAAGGCCCTGACCGGCAAGGACTTCACCGACGAGGCCTCGATCGTCGCCGGGGTGCTGGCCGGCCTCGACCCGCAGGCGATCGCGGCGGCGATCCCGGCCGATCTGGCCCAGCAGGTCGCCGACGAGCTCGTCGCCCGGCTGCAGTCCTAGCTTTGGCCCCAACCACTCGCACCAGGGCCGAGCAGGTCCGGGATCTGATCATGCTGTGTGTGATGGGCTTCTGGATCGTCTACGGCGGCGCCGCTGTCATCCAGCTGTTCACCACCGGCGCCAAGGTCCTCGAATCTCTGCCGCCGTTCTACTTCTGGGGAATCCCGCTCGCCCCGTACACCGCTCTGTACGCGCCCTGGAAGACCGTCGCCGCGGCGCCCGGTGGCGACACCCCACCCGACCCTCCTGTCGCGCCGACCGCCCCGGGAGCGGGCCGATGAGCGGCACCGACGCGCTCACCTACGTGGCCCTGTCCGCGCTGATGGTCGGCGGCTGGGCGGCCCTCGGCTGGGGCGGCCGCAAAGCCTGGGAATGGGCAACACGACAACACCACGGAAGGCGACGCTGAATGCCCGACAAGACCGGATTCTGGGGGGCCCTCGGCACCCCGAAAGCCGTACGGATCATCAGCGTCGGCATGCTGGTCTACCTGCTCGTCCTCGGTGGGCTCACCTACGGCTACGCGCGGGTGTCCGGTTGCCTGGCCGCCTACGCCGACCAGTCCGCGGTATCGACCGCGGCCCGGGCCAACGCGGCCGCCGAAGACCGCCGGCTCAACGACGCCGAGGGGCGTATCGACGACTCCGACCGGGCACGGTACCGCGCCGATCAGGCCGCCATGGCGCGGCTGCTGGCCAGCCTCGGCAACCCGGACGGTGACCGTGACCGGCGGGAGGCGGAGTTCGCGAACCTGCTGAAGGTGTCGACGGAAACGTCCAAGGTCCTCGACGCCAACGAGGCGCAGCGGGACCGGATCCGCCAGGAACGGGCGGGCATCGAGGCGGACCGTCAGCGCAACCCGGTGCCGCCGCCACCGTCACAGACCTGCTGATCCCACAGACGACGCCCCGGGGCCTGCCGTCCGGCAACCGGTCCCGCCCCGCCACAGGTGCCCCCACAGGTAGCAGGGCGGGTGCCGGACTCACGAGCTCTTCGCGGCGTCTCGTGACAGGCCCCGGGGCGTCCCACCGTCAGGCTGCGTCAACGACCACAAATCCGTGACCAGATGAACAGTTCATCTATCAATCGAGGGGTTCCATGGCCGACGATATGATCACGGCCGCCGCTGAGGCGATCGAAGACGTTGCCATTTCGCGGATCGGTCGAGATCTCGGCACTGTCCACCGCGACGAGATCGTCGGAGCGGGGGTCGCCGCGGCACTGCGGATGATGGCTGATGAGATCGACCGCGGTCCGTCGTTCCCGCTGCCCCCGAGCGTGATCTCGGCACTGGTCCGCGAACGGGCCGACGGCCTGGCCCTGCCGGATTCAACACCCTAGGCAGCGTCGGCCGGCTCCAGGGTCGCCATCGCGTCGCCGAGGACCCGCTGCACGACGGCGATGACCGCCCGGTCGTGCACCACCGTCGTGCCGTTCAGGAAGCCTGCGTTGAGTCTTTGTAGGTAGTCATCAAGTCAATTCGTATAGCGCATTCAACTGATAGACTATTGGTATCTCTACACATAGACCATCCCCCGCTGAGCGGCTGTCGGCAAGACTTATCATTCATCCGGCACCGACAGCTCACGACGTGCTCGGACGGCCGCTGATCGGACCTTGCCTAATATGGACCGGTCCGCATTTGCACGGGTACGGCAGGAGTTGGTACAACGGGACCACCAAATTCGTGCACCGAACGATGTACGAGATTTTCGTGGGGCCGCCCGCTGGCGAGGTAGATCACCTGTGCCGTAAGCCTGCATGCGCATCACCGGCGCATCTTGAGGATGTGAGCCGCGAGGAGAACCTGCGCAGACGTCGGTGGGAGAAGCGACCGGCCCTGCCGGAGCCTGCCAGAACCTGCAGGAGGGGTCACCCGTGGGATGAGGAGAACACCTATCGCCAGCCTCGACCAGGCTCGCGGCGCGGATACGTTAGAAGCTGCCGAAAGTGCCACGCCGATCGCGAAAGAGAAAAGCAAGAAGAAAAGTTCGGGAAGCGATCCCGATTCAAGACGGAGTGTAAGCGCGGGCATAGGTTCGATGCTGAAAACACCTATCGCGACAGCAAAGGCAAGCGTTGTCGCGAGTGCATGAGAGCCGCCAAGCGTGAAAGGTACCGCAAGGATAAGTTAGACGGCTGATGGCAGCGTCTGCCGGGGGTCTGCAGCGCGCTCTCCACCACGGGCTCCACCCCGGCGACGCTACCTGCGACCCGGGCCGAAGATCACGAACTACCCCTGTGTAATTCTCGGGCGTGCCGTTCGGCAGTGTCGTGCAACGGGGGCCACTGCACTGCGTGAACCGTGAACCGCGCGGAAGAACCGCGGGCCTGAGCCCTCTCCGTCTCCAGCTGAGCGCCTGCAGTCGCCTCGTCGAGGTTGTCGACGATCGACCCGATGGCTGCTGATGGCCAGGTCGGGTAGCGGTCCCAGCGCAGGGTGACGTACATCGGGCTGGGCAGTTCACTACTGGCGGCCGCATCGGTCATCCGCACAGTGTTCCACCCCTCGTACGCCGACTCGGGCTTCTCAGTCCTCGAGGAACCACTCACCGCCGCGGCGCACCCAGGGCAACCCGTCGACCGGCTCCGACCGGTTGTCGTACGCCGCCGGCGTCGCGAACCACCGCCGGCCCGACTCGCGCATCCACCGGTACGCCAGCCGCAACGCCAGCTGCTCGCCACGCTCGTCGGCGTTGAACACGTACGCGCCCTCGCGGTCGCCGGCATCGGCGAACCAGCGGCCGTCAGCCAGCCGGCCGAACACCACCCGCTGCAGGTTTGACGCCGCGGTGGGCCGGTCCCGCCAGGCCCGCTGCCGGTCGACGCCGAACTCGTGCGTCAGGTCGATCCGGTCCATCCGGCGAATGTACGTCGGCCTGAACCGTCCGGCTCCGAATTCAGGTTTCGGGCCGTCCCCTTGAATTCCAAGATCGGAGCACCGTCATGACCGAGTCCGACATCCCCGCTCTGCCCGTCTACGGCTTCGACCCGTCCAGCATCAGCGGCCTGCTCAGCCTCGCCGTCACCGTGCTGCTCCCGCTGCTCGTCGGGATCGTCACCACCCGGACGACCAGCCCCGGCGTCAAGGCCGTGCTGCTGCTCGCCGCCGCCGCGATCAAGAGTTTCCTCGAGGCGTGGCTCCAGGCCGAGAACACCGCGGTGGACTTCGCGCTCGTACCGGTGGCCATCAGCATCGCCGTCAACTTCGCGATCGCGGCCGTCGTGCACTTCGGGCTGTGGAAGCCCGTCGGCGCCTCGGCGGCCGCTCAGCGGGCCTTCACCGCCGATCGGGCGTAGCCCATCACCCCAGGCCTGCCCAGATCTTGGCTCAGCGGCGCTCTCAGCGGCTTTGCCTATCTGACCAGCAGAGATAGAGATCAAAGCCCCGCCCTATGCCTTCTCCGGCGTGGGGCGGGGCCCTTTTGTCGTGGGTCAGCGCTTCTCGACCTTCTCTTACTTGCCGGATCGGCTGCCGAGCCAGGCGGCGACAACGACGCCTAGGACGGCGGTGACCAACAGCCACAGCTTCACGGCCTGCCACCCACGGCTGATGACCATCTCGATCAGCGTCCGGATGCCCTTACGCGCCGCGCGTAGGTCCCGCCGGGCCCGACGGAACCGCTCGGACACCCGCGACAGTTGCCAGAACACGACCGCACCGGACACGAAGCCGATCAAGAACCCCGACAGGTCGCCGCCACTCACGACGGAACCTCCTGCCGGGACCGGACCACCCACGCCGCCAGGTCGGCGCGCGCGTACAGATCCGCGTTGGCCCGCTTCCCGCGCGATGACGGTGGGTTACCGACATCGCGCTGCAGCCGCTTCTTGGCCGCCTCGTACGACCAGGGCAAAACACCGGCATCGATCGCGTCCCGCAAGGTCATCATGTCCCCGTCCCCAGGGACATTGCTGCCCAGGGCGCTATCAGGGTCTTTTCGCGGATTTCCGAGGGCGCGAGCCTGCGCGTTCGTCAGGAAGGCCACCTGAACTTCAGTAGCCTGCCCACCGATTACTACCTGCCACCGGCCCAGCGTCCGTGACGACCGGGGCATCGCAGCCTCCGGCACCAGCATCTTCCAGTTGTTCGAGGTGTACCGGGCCAGACACCGCACCCCGAAGTTCTCCCGCGCCTCCGGCCCGCCGATCGCCCGGGCCGTCAGCATCTGAGCGATCGCCAGAACGTTGTACTTCGCCGAACGACCCATGAACAGCAGATCAGCCAGGGCCGACACCGCCGGCGACTTCTTCGGGTCGCTCTTCTCCCGGATCTCCGCCCAGTAGTTGTTCAGCTGACCGATCGTCGCGTTCAGCTCCTCGCAGATCACCAGCTTGCGCTTGCCCGGATCCCAGTCCTCCTCCTCGTGCAGGGCATCGTCGTTGCGCTGATCTGCCTCCGCGGCCGACTTGATCAGCGCCTCGTGCATCTGGTGGGCCTTCGTGCAGTAGTCCACGCCCTCCATGCCGAGTGCCCATCGATGAGAGCCCTTGCGGTCCAGGATCAGCACCTCGCCACCGCGAGCCAGGATCTGCACCGCGATGAGCATGGCCAGCACGCTCTTCCCGGCGCCGGTACCTGCGCTGACGGCGATGTGCGGAGAGTCGTCCTTCAGCGAGATGACCACCGGCCGGTTCCCGGCACCTTGGCCGATGTAGAACTCCCACTCCTTCAGATGGGCCATGTGCTCCAGAACCAGGTCGTACCCGACGGTCGACGGCGGCCGCTTACGCACGACCCACCGGGCGGTCACCTTCGGGCCGACCTGATGCCACGACTCCACCAGGTCAGACACCGGAATCTTGCTGTTGATGATCGACGACACGAGCAGCCGCTGCTCACTGGTCAGATACGGCGTCCGCGCGACCAGCTCGATACGCGGACCCAACTGCTCACCCGGACGCCGGAACACCTCCATGCGCGATGTCGCCGGCCGTGCCGCACGCTGCACCGCCCACAGACCACGCTGTATCTGCTCCGGCAACCACCGCACGACCGGCTCGATCCGCTCGCCGTAGAGGACGCGCAGACGCTCCTCCGCCGGCGACAACGGCTTGGCCAGCCGAGGGGTCAGGTTGCCCAGGGACGCATCCACGTACAGGGTCACGCCATCGCCCTGCATCCCCAGCGGCGGCTGTATCGCAGCCAACGTCGGGGCGATGTACTCACGGTGGAACCGCCGCCGGACGACCTGCTGGCGGCCCCTAACCGCCGCGAGCAGAGCGAGACCGCCAACGCCGGTGACGTGCTGGAAGTCAGGGTCCATGGCAGTCGCAACACCCGCCGTCGGGACGACAAGACGCCACGCCTGCCGCTGCCAGCCTGCCACGAGGCCGGCCCCCGCGCGCAGGTACGGGTATCCGTCGCGGCCATCCAGGGGGCGCCCTGCGACGTAACGCCACAACACTTCACCGAGGCTGTGCTCGTCCTTCTGCTCTGCCATGCTGGGTGCTCCTCTGTGTGCAAGGGGAAGGGGCGCGACCGAGCTGCTATCTCGGTCGCGCCCGCCGGTGTTACCGGATCACCGGCGGTACCAGGGCAGCTTCTCCAGCGCCGCGCTGGTCTTGCGGTTCAGCTCCAGGTACTTCGCGGTCTCCGGGCTGCCCTTCGGCAGACCCTCGACGTACGCGTCCTGCTTGGCCTTGGCGTCCTTGAACGCCTTGACGTCTTCCTTGCGTCCCATCACTTCTCCTCCGTGCGATCGACCCGCAGGCAGCGGTCGCACTGAACTCCGAGCAGCCGCCGCCGGGGTGTCGCCGCGTAGTGCGGCCGGTCCTTGTGGCCGAACAGCCAGCACAACAGCCCTATCGGCCCCATCAGCGCTTTCCCCTCTTCTCGGTCTTGCTCCGCTTCAGCTCCTTGAGCAGGAAGTTCTCGGAAGGACCCTGCGTCGGCTGACCCTGTGAGGCCCTGACGGCCTTCGAGCACTCGCACCAGGCCGTGCTCCGCGCGCACACCCGGCAGTTCTGCGCGCCCATCAGCCGACCGCCGCCCGGACGATCCTCTGCAGGCGTGTCTGCGGGCCCGGCGTGAGCGGGATCAGCCGCGACTCGCTCTTACGGCGCGCCCTGGTCGACTTGTACGTCACCGGCCGGCCGTCGTCGCCGAGCTCCGTCGTCGTCTTGCCCATCAGCGCTTGCCGCCCTTCTGCTGGGGGAAGCACCCGGTACCGCACCGCTGTCCCGGGTGCAGCCGACGGACCTCCTCGGGCCCGGACGTCCCCTTCTCGGAGGTGGTCTTGCCGGTGGCCTTCTGTGCGTCCTTCGCCATCTCACTCACTCCGTTCTGCCTGCTCAGGCGGCCTTCGCCTGGCGGTTACCACCGGTGCCCGAACCCGCTCGATCCGGGCACCCACGGAAACCGTCAGCGCTTGCCGCCCTTGGCGTCGTGCACCTCGAAGTAGGCGCTCGATCCCGCCGGCAGCTGCTTGCGCATCTTCTCGGCGAGGTCCCGGGCGACGCCTCCCTCCAACGGAACCTGCGTGATGGGAACCTTCTGACCGTTGTTGTTGGTCATCTCGACCGTGTACTTCTTGCCTGCCATCTCACTCACTCCGTTCTGCCTGCTCAGGCGGCCTTCGCCCGAGCCTCGATCCGCTTCTGCGCCTTCTCGTGCTCCGCGCGCCGTGCGGCCTCCTTGGCCTCCAGGCGGCGCGCCAGCGACGGGCTCACCGGCGCTTGGCCGCACGGGCCTCGGCCTGCTTCGCCGCCTCCTGCATCGTCGCCAGCCGCCGCTGACGGTTCCGCTCCTTGATCTCGTCGTGCTGGCGATCCAGCGCCTGCTGCGACATGATTGGTTCCTCCTGTAGTTCGGGCCGCCGCCACGCGGCCTCGGGGTTGATAGAGACGGGCCGGGACTCCACTCCCGGCCCGTCGCCGGTTACCAGTCGGTCTTCTCACCGCGGCGCCGGGCCATGCTCCGCAGGATGTCCGCGGCTTCACCCTTGGTCGCCTTGTTGCCGTCCTGGTCGATCGGGCCCTCGTAGCCCGATCGACGCAGGGCGAAGAACTTCTTGTCCGCCTCGGACAGCGGCTTGCCGTCCCAGCCGGTCGTGCGTGCCATCTCAGTTGCCCTTCTCGCGCTCGCGGCGGGCGTACGCCCGCACCTCCTGCGCGTACCGGGCCGCCTTCGCCGGCGAATCGCCCATCCCGAGCGACGCCCGCTCCTTCTCCTTGGCCACCTTCTCGGCGGCACTCTTCGACAGAGCCATCTCAGTTCTCCCTCGTCGTTCTCTGCTTCTTGTTCTTGCGCCGCTTGGTCATCAACTTGTCGAGATCCTCCAGGCAGTCCAAACACCAACCCGTCGACGCAATCGGGGCACAACACCTGTTGCAGTAGGCCACCTCAGCTCTCCTTCTCGTTGAGCAGGTACTTGTCGACCTGCACGGATGCGTCCCGGCGAGCTTTACGGCGACTCTCACCGGCGTCTCGGGACTCGTCGAAAGACCGCCGCCAGCGGCGCGCCAGATCCAAACCCACCTCCGCGTCGGAGATGGAGTGATCAAGGCTGATCAGCCACGCCCGGCGGGTCTGCGGGAAGAGGATCAACCAGCGCAGAAGCCGGTACCGGGAGGTCTTCCGGGAGAGCCGCTTGGACTGCGGGGCGTCATCCCAGTCGTCAGGGGCCGCATCGTCCTGGAGTTTGACCCACCACAGGATCAGACCCACGACCGTCGCGGCGCCGAACACCAGCCCGGCCTTGCCACCGGTGTGAACCACATTGGTGTAGACGGCGAACCCGCCCAGAAGAGCCGCCAGGGCCAGCAACTTGCCGATCGGCTTGGCCGGGAACCCGGCCCGGCGCCGCTTCACCCGCCGGTTCGCCAGCAGCAACAGCACGACCACGGCCGGCTCGAGGATGCCGGGAACAAGCCACTTCTCCCAGCCGGTCACGCCCGCCCATTCAGCGAACTTGACCTGCCCATACGCGGCCAGGAACCCCGCCACGGCCGCCACGGCCCACGACGCCAGGTCCAGCGCCACGTCCCGCGCCGTGCGACCGGCGACCAGCGCCCGGGCCAAGGTCGCCGTCGACCAGACCGCGCCGACCAAAGCGAGCACCGCCACGGCTGCGGCAGCGACCGCGGCCCGCCCGGAAAGGGCCAGCAAAGCCGGGGCGGACACGCCAATGACCGCAGCTGCAGAGATCGACAGGACCAACGCCACGATCGTCGTCGGCTTCACCGAACCAGCGCCTCCAGTAGAGGCCGGAACGGCTACCGAATCCGGAGTCGGCACCTCTACCGGAACCATCTCGGCGGTCGGAGACAACAGCTCAGGGACCGCCTCGACAGCAGGAGAGACCGGGGCCTCCGGAAGAGGTGTGCGACGGACCGGCAGACGCGACGCCCGGCTCTTCCGTGGTCGCAACTTCACGAGCCGCGACCGGCGCTCCTCGACCTGCTGCCGCCGGCGCTCGTCGTCCTCGGCGGTCAGCCGGGTGTGAGCCTCGACTGCCTTGGCCCACGCGACGCCCAGGCCCTTGCGCAGACCGTCCTTCGACCTGACCCCGCTGGCGTACAACTCCCGCGCCTTGGCCATCTCCTGCTCGGACAGGCGCCCGCTGTCGGTGATCGTCATCGGGCAGTCACCCCCTGACGCACCGGCCGGCTGCCGTGGACCTTCTCGATGTCACGAGCCCACCGCTCCGAATGCTGGTGCGCCGACCAGCGGCAGAACGACCACACCAGCCACACCAGCGGCACCACCACCGTCGCCAGCAGCGCGTTGAACGTCCGCAACGACAGCACGGTGAACAGGTAGGCGACCGCCGAGATGTAGACCAGCGAGACCACGGTCAAGATGTTGCGGGTACGGGCCCTCATCGCCGCCCACCCCCGGCCAGGGCGAACGAGCGGCGGGGCTGCGACGCCGGCGCCAGCTCCCGCAGCGCGTACACCGCGAGAGGGGCCACGATCACGGTCAGGCCGACCGCGGCGAGCAGGAAATTCAGCAGGAACGTGGCGATCATCGGGCCACCGCCGGGAGGCTGGTCTGGATGCCGTCGAACTCGCTCCAGGACACGTGCCACCACTCGACGTCGTATTCGCCCGGGTCCGCCTCCAGGTGCAGCACGAACGCGCAGTCACCCTCGCAGTCACCCTCGTCGACCGGGGAGTCCTCGCAGGCCACCACGGCGATCAGGGTCTGCCAGTACGGCGGACGGTCGTCGTTCGCCACGTTGATCCAGTCACCCGGCTGGGCCGCCTCCCGGACGAACGGGATCGGCCGGGTGTACAGCGTCTCGGTCAGCGTCGCGGTCATCGGGTCACCCGCTCCCCGGCCACCGCGGCGAACGCGACTGCCTGCAACGTCGCGGCCAACTGCATCGCCTGCGCCGGCGTCATCGGCGCGGAACCCGCACCTTCGAGGCGGACCGCAGCCGGGCCGCTACCGACCTGCTCGACGGCGACGTAAACCTCCGTCGACTCCATCCCGCACGGGGAAGTGGCAACCAGGGTCTGGTCGACGCTGATGTGGACGGGGCCGTCGGGCGACGGAAGATGGGCGCCCGAACACCACCGGGGGCAGGTATCTACTGCAAGAATGTTCATCGGGTCGCCTCCATGGGGCGATCAAGGGTCCGGGTAACAGGTGCTGACACACCTGCCGGGCCCGCCTTCGTTTCCGGTCGTTCTTCGTTCCACTGACCTTGACGGTTAATGTCTACTGATGAGACAGTAACCCCCGACAGAGAGTGTGTCAACAGAAGACAGACCGCGAGACAGGGGAGTGATAACGTGCCAACCGTGATCCGGCCGACCTGGCGAGGTACCGATGAGCAGCGCAAGTTGCTCGACGAGGTGAACGCAGCGATCGAGCACGCCCACCAGGTCAGCCAGGCAGCCGAACAGGCTATCTGGGAGAAGGCGCGCAAGGCCCGTGAGGCCGGTGTGCCTGACACCCAGCTCTGCCGGATCACGGGGCTGAATCGCGCCACCCTGAACCGCAAGCTGGGTAGCCGGGCAGGCGACGAGAAGGTGTCAGAGGCATGACGGAGAACGAGAGGACAGCGGTCTACCGCTTCTTCGACGCCGGGGACAACCTGATCTACGTCGGCATCACTGTGGATCTGATGACTCGCTGGCGATACCACGAGAAGAATGCCGACTGGTGGAGCAAGCAGGCCCGTATCGAGGTCGTCTGGCACGAGAGTCGAGCCACTGCCGACGCAGAGGAAACCGAGGCCATCCGAACCGAGGGGGCGCTGCGCAACGTACAGAAGCGCGGGAAGACGCCTATCAGATCGCTGCGGGTGAGCAATGCCCTCTGGGACGAGTTCGGGGCTGCGGCTGCGGCCATGGGCCTGACGCGAACAGACGTTCTGCGCCAGTTCTTGGGGTGGTTCCTTCGCGAGCCGGGCGCCAAATTGCCCGCTCGGCCGACGACGGAGCAGATGGACGCTGCCCACCGAAAGCTGGGTATGCGACCCGACGTGGTGGCCTAAGAGATCCATGCCTCCACGGTCGTGAACGAACAGTCCTCATTCGATCCCCCGCTGGCTATCTCAAGGTGAGATACTCGGCAGTGGATTGAGTGGGGGTTCGTCTTGTCCGTAGCGTCGCTCCACGACCAGATACGCATCGCCGACTGGGCGTGGCAAAGACCCGAGACCGCTGAGATCATCCGCAACCGCGACGTGTCTGGCCTGCTGAAGTTCGCTCAGCAGTACGGCGGCGCGAGCCAGCTGCGGATAGCCGGGGCAACCGGCATCACCCAAGGTCGAATCAGCGAGATCATCAACGGGAAAAAGGCCGTAACCCAGCTCGACGTCCTCACGAGAATCGCTGACGGACTCAACATGCCGGACCTGTGCAGAATGGCCCTCGGGCTCTCGCCTCGTAACCCCAACAGCAAGTACGCCAGCGGCACTACCGAGATCACCCGGCACTATCCCCACCAGGGGCCAGTCGTCGCTGAGATCCGACGGCGTGCCAGCGACGCCAGCCAGCTAGACATCCTGGCCGTACGCGCCCTCGGCATCATCGGGCTGAACGACAGCCTGCTACGCCCGTCGCTGCTCGCCCGCAAAAAGCCCTTGCAAGTACGCGTCCTGCTGCTCGAACCGGAGAGCGACGCCGCCCGGCGACGCGCATCGGAGATTGGCGAATCGCCAGCCTCGTTCGCCGCAGGCATCCAACTGGCGCTGGCCCGGCTCGAAGAGGTCCGCGAGCTCGCCCCGAACGTCGACCTGGAGGTGAGCCTCTACGACCGCGTGCCCGTGTGGCGGTACTTCCGGATCGACGACCTGGCCTGGGTGTCGTCCTTCGACGCGAAGTGGGAAGGCCACGAGTCCACGATCTACGAGATCCCGCACACGCCCCGCGGTGCGTTCTGGGCCGGCTACCGGCGCCAGTTCGAAGACCTGCACGACCACGCCCGCCGCGTCATCTGAGGAGACAGTCGTGATCGAAGCCGAGCTGAAGGCCCGTCTGGAGAACCCCGACGCTGTCCGCGCAGCCCTCGACCAGCGCGCCGACCCGGAGAAGGCCGTCTACCACGACACCTACTTCGACACCCCCGACGGCGCCCTCGAAGCGGCAGGCCGGGAGCTGCGCCTTCGAACCGTCGAGACCCCGGACACGGTGCGGCACCTGCTGACCTTCAAGGAGCCTGTCGTCGACGAGGCGTCCGGGTCGAAGCCCGAGCACGAGACCACCGTGGCCACGCCCGACGCCGTCACGCACATGGTCCAGGCCCTCGGGTACGCGCCGGTCGTCGAGCTCACCAAGGACTGCGAGAACTACCAGCTCACCGGCGACGGCCGGCACTTCCTGGCCACCCTCGTCCGCGTGCCGGAGATCGACGGCACGTTCCTCGAGGTCGAGACCATGGCCGAGGAGGACCAGGTAGCCGAGGCGCTGAAGGCGGTCCGGTCGGTGCTTCACCAGTTGGGTGTCGCCGACGGCGAGCTCACCAACGAGCTGTACACCGACGCGGTCCGCGCGGCCCGCCAGCGGTCGTAGCCAGGAGGTCATCGTGGAACCCGGCCAGAACTACGCAGGCCTCTGGGCCAGCGTCTACGAGTACCACTCGACCAGTCGTGATGCGAAGTTCACCGGCGTGCATCAGGTGCGGATCGAGCAGGACGGCGACCGGCTCACGGTCCGGTCCGTCCCCAGCGCTCCGTCGTCCCTGACTATGTCGCTGGTGATCGACGGCCGGGTGATCACGGGCACCTGGTCCGAGATCACCGATCCGGGCGGTCACTACGCCGGCGCCCGGTTCCACGGCGCGTTGCAGTTCCTCGCGGACCCGGACGGCCGTCGCCTGGCCGGCAGGTGGGTCGGTTTCGGCAAGCACGAGACGATCAATACGGGCCGGTGGGACCTCGGACTTATCGACTAGCCCAGACACAAGATGGCCCCGCCTCCATCAGGAGTGCGGGGCCGCTTCGCTGTATCTGGGCCTGCTGTCTACTTCACCGTACCTGCCAGGTCAGCGGGGTGCCGGAGGACACGTACTCCACCGAGGTCACCTTGGTCTTCGGCGGCAGCTGTCGGCTATCGGTCGCAGCAATCATCCGGCCTGGTCTGACTCGTTGGCCCTGGCAGTCGTGGGACCCGCCTGACAGGCCCGCTGGGGCGTGGGGCAGAAAATGTCGTAGGTCGGGCCTAGTGTTGGTTTCCTGTCGACGGCAGTCCGTGCCACGATGCTGACTGAGAGGAGGGGAAGCGTGACGACGAAGACATCCGGGGACGTTGTTCCCGAGGTCCACGAACTCAGCGCCGCCGAGGGCAAGGCCCTGTTCGACAAGACCGCTCGCCGGCTGCTGAGCATCTCCGGCGAGGAGTTCCTCACCCGCTGGGACGCCGGTGTGTACGAGGACGAGCGAGAGAACATGGCCGTGACGAAGGTCGCCATGCTCATCCCGTTTGCCCGGTAAGAGCCCATCACAGGCGGTCGCGAACTTCCTGGAGCCCCTCCAGCGGGCCGCATCCTGCATGACGCTGACCCCGTTCATCATCAGCAATGGGGGCTGGAAAGAGCTGGGCCGTGTTCATTCGCTGGCCTGGAGTGGCGGCGAACCGGTGCCCGTGCAACGCCGCGACGGCGACATCTACACGCTTGACCTGGGCATCCAGTACGAAATTGTCCACATCCCGGAGGACAAGATCAAGGGGCCGTACAAGGTCTCGACCCGCGGCTACATGCACACGCTGCAGCGCGTTGACGAGGCCGAGGTGATCGGCTTTCACTGGCACCCCGATGGTGGGCCGGTGAAGGACCCGCACATGCACCTTGGCACCACTCAGCTCAGCGACAAGGGCGTGATCAGCAAGAAGCATCACCTGCCCGGCCGGCGGATGTCGGTCGAAGAGGTGCTGATCTTCTGCATCACGCAACTCGACGTCGAGCCCCTGCGCCCGGACTGGCAGTCGGTGCTGAAGGACAGCCGCGACATCTTCCGGATGTTCGCATCCTGGGGCGGTGACACCGCAACCGAGGTGAAGGACCCCACCGAATAGAGGGGTCACCTGCCGCGTGGTGACAACGCCACCCCGAAAGGGCCTTGACCAGGCACAACGGTGTTGGATGATGGACTGCCTGCACGGT